CCTCAATCTTCTTGGCCGCCTCTGCCTCCTCCTCAATCTTCTTGGCCGCCTCTGCCTCCTCCTCAATCTTCTTGGCCGCATCTGCCTCCTCCTCAATCTTCTTGGTCGCCTCTGCCTCCTCATCAACCTTCTTGGTAGCCTTTGCCTTTTTAGTATTTGTTTTATTGTTGCTTATTTTATTAGTTGCCTCTTTGACTATATCTTGCTGTTTTTCATTTTCAACAATCAATTGTATATTTTCCACACTGGTTGTAGGAGTTAGTTTTTTACTGGCCATAATTTTTTTAATATGCTCTTCCATATTATCAACTATTATATATTATGCAAACAAATAAAAAACTTGTAAAAACTTGTAAAAACGACTATGTATATTTATCTAAAATACTCTTCGGGAGCAAAGTATCCTGTAAAAGTTCTAGTTTCTTGAAACACTTGTTGATTGTAACTTCACTAACACCTGAAACATTCTTAATTTCGTTTTTTGATATAGTAAGATTACAATTCACTGCTACGAAATAAATAATACCTGCCGAAATAGCGTGCGGAATATTATCTGGTATAATATCATTTTTTTCTATTTTTAAAGCAATGAACTTAGATAACATCGTTAATTCTTGATTGAATTGTAATTTGCTGCAGTGTCTTTCTATAAATGAACTCGGTAACGACGAGCATAAATCAGTTTGTTTTGATGGTTCGACACCACGTTCGATATTATGTAATATATTCACCGCAACACTACATCCAGTAGTAGCACTGGTTTTATCCAATTTAAATATGTCTGCGATTTCGTGCGCATTTCGCGGACAACCATTCAGACGACACGATAGATATATAGACGCAGATTTAATACCATCGCGATTAAGACCCCTAAACATCTTTTGTTCGGATATGTCTTTGTGTATTGAGATAGCATCGTCTATAAATATTTTAGGTATGTTTGCGTTTTGCGCCATTACTGTAATAAACTGAAATTCGTCATATAACGATTTTTCGCGATGTGGCATAGACTGCCATTCGGTCCATTTACGTATTTTTTTCATTTCATAAGAAGATTTATTTCCACATAATATTTTACAACCGAATGATGACTGAACCAGCAATGGATTTATTGGATTTCCACACCTCGACGGGTCTTTTGCGTTTCTATCTTCAGCACCATAAAATCTCCATTCGGGTGAATAATCGAGAATTTCCCTGAAAATAACTCCACAAGATGTATCAGAACACGTAGGGAAGCCGTCGTCCATCGTGATTAATTTGGCATCGCATTTTTTACAATATAGTCCTTCCTTTTCGTATACACATTCTACAGGTGTGTCGTCTGATATATTTTGTGTTACTATTTCTTCTTTGTCGGTATCAAAAATGTCCCATATTTTTGATTTTTCGACAATCGTTAAATCATTCTTTTTCTTTTTTGTCTTACGATTTACAAGAGAAACCGAGCGTTGTTTACATTCGTTATCGTTAGTATCTAAACTTGCTACCGCCAACATGTTATATTAATCTATTATAATTCATATATTTTTTAAACGCAGATGTTTCAATTTTTAAATATTCCGATACTATAGTAGAAAAAATGAATAAGTTTGCAGATATGGCAAAAAAGGCAAATAATGCGGAAAGTGCAACAATCGGTGTTGGTGTTGGTGGTGTACTACCACAAGATGAAGATAAAGAACTGGATGTAATTGACCAGATACGTTGTGCAAATCATTTTTCATACAAAGACGAAGGTCATACAAAACGAGTTGTAAAGAGACAATTAGATAAGCTTTGCGACCAATTGCAAACACTATCAGACCTAATAAAAGAAAATTTAAAAACAACGTTTAGTAAAATTTTAAAAAAACGAATTACAAAGAGTGTTGCGTGTATTACAAAAAATATTACTTTAGAAAAAATACGGGAACGACCTGAATATATTGGTGAAACATTTGAAGAAAATGAAGAGTCGGGACAGAATAAAAAAACGAATTTGGTAAAAACAGATATCCAGGTTTATGTCAGTGATTTGGTTACAATGATAGATAACAAATATAAAGAAATGGACGGCGATATATGTGCCGAAGATACTAAACAGGATGACGAAGATGATTCCGATGACGAAGATGATTCCGATGACGAAGATGATTCCGATGACGAAGATGATTCCGATGACGAAGGTGATTCCAATGACGAAAATATGTCGGCTGAAGATAAAAATAAAAAAATTACAGAATTAAAAACAAAACAAAACAAACTCCAAACAAAAGAGAAACGTATAACGAGTAGATTGAATAGTTTGGAGAGTTCATTAACAAACAAATCTGAACCTGAATCTGGAACTGAACCTGAACCTGAAATTAAAACTGAAATGACGGGAGGCAAAGAATCATTAGATAATAAGGAAGTAAATGTTGTTACAAGTTTTATGAAAACAGAATTTATCTCTGACACAATGTTATTAACTGTTGCTGAAGAATTGTTTGGAAAAAAAGTTACTATCGTAAAATCGGTTAAAAAAAGAATTGAATTAATTAATGAAATATTTAATAATTTTCCAAAAGAATTGATAGATGAAGTTCAAGTTCAATTCAATAATTTAATTACCGAGAATAACAAACAACTGAAAGATATTTTAGATGAACATATGAAACAAGTGACACCTAAATTTCAGAATACACTACCACCTCCACCGCAAGATAACAACTCGAATACCCCCAACGTAACAGCAGGTGGCAAGAAAAGAAAAACACGCAAATCAATTGTTTTACGAAAAAAAAATAAACGTCTCACACAAAATCGTAAATTAAGAAAATGAGACTTTTTTTTCGATTTTTTCAAACATATCGTTTGTATATACTAATTTGCCAGTCGGTTTATAATCATTCGTGTCATTATATTGCTTTGCCTCTTTTTGTAAATTATTTTGATTGTCGTTAAACATACCCGAATTGGGGTCATTTGTATCGTGTTCATCTTCTTGTTTGTTGTGTTTTTCTATAATATTCCCGTGTTCATCAATGTTTTTTCCAGTTTTCTTTCTTATTTCATCGCGAACATAGGATGGTATCCATTTCCCCCAAGAAATAAATAGTGTATTTGGATGAATATATCTTACGTGGAATCCATCTTCTTCTAATTTTGCAACTAAATATCCGGTACAATCGCCATTGTTATATATAGGTTCTCCAAAAATGAATTCGGGAACATTAAACCATATATGTGTTTCGTTGGTTCGAGCACGAGAAGTAAATTTTATACGTTTTTGAACTCGGTTCAATATTTTATTATAAATAGAAAGCTGTCGTAAGTCTCTTTTTTGTCGTTTTTCGAATAAGCCATCTATATCTATTTTATTATTGTTATCATCTTCATTTGTATATAAAAAATAGGACATTCTCAATTCACCTTATTATATTGTTACAAAGAAAAAACATAAACGAATACAACGTAATACAAAGTAAATGGGTACTAAAATCGAACAGAAAGAAACAAAAGAAAAAAAAGAAACAAAAGAAAAAACTAAAATACGCCATATAGTTTGTTCTGGTGGAGGAGTAACTGGTCTCGTATTTTATGGAATTCTGAAAGAAACTCATAAACAAAATGTATGGAAATATGAAGACATTGAAACATTATATGGCACGTCCGTCGGTTCAATTATACTAACATTATTATCATTGGAATATGAATGGTCTGTAATAGATGATTTCATTATAAAAAAACCTTGGAAAAATGTGTTTAAATATAATATTTATTCCATATTAGATTCTATACAACAAAAAGGTGTCTTTACAATAAAAGTAATTGAGGATATGTTGCTACCGTTTTTTAAGGGTAAAAATATGGATGAAACGATTACCCTTTTAGAATTATACGAAAAAACCAAAAAGGAGTTACATATCTACGCAACAGAAACAAATGCAAATTCATTAGTCGATTTTTCATATAAAACACATCCAAATTGGCGGGTAATAGATGTAGTATTTGCGTCTTGTTCGATACCAATTATATTTACACCTTTAATCAAAGGAAAGCAATGTTTTTGCGATGGTTCAGGGAAGTTACATTATCCATTAGTCCGATGCATAGAACAAAACCCAAATATTAATATGGATGAAATATTAGGGATCCGTCAAAATATGATTACAAATACCCAGATATATGAGGGGGATGAAAGCACATTATTTGATTATATCGGTCATTTGATGCGTAAATTAATCGAAGACAGTAAAGAGGAAACCATAGATATCGATATAAAAAATGAATATATTGTAAGTTCAACCCACGTATCATTAGATGATATAATAGAGTTCTCTACTAATCAAGACTTGCGAATGAAATTAATACTTGATGGAAAAGTCATTGTAGATCAACAAATTCCGTAAAATGTATAGATAGTATGATAAATCTATACATTTTGTAATGCGATTATTCTTGCAATACGGTTTCTACAAAATATGTTAACGAATCTACATTGATTTTTGAATCAAACTCAATATCTTTACCGTTTTTAGTTAGTTTTACTGTAGGGAAAGACTCAATATTGGGACAAATTTCTTCACTTTCACATTCGACATCCTTACATTTTAATGTGTAATTATTGATACGTTTGTTGTTATATTGTCTACGGAAATTTTCCCATTCGGGTTGGGCGGTTTTGCAATGAGGGCACCAATCCACGTGATAAAATGTGATTACAACTTCCCCATTATCACTTACACCAGCTTCCCCAGTATCACTTACATTTTTGGAATAAAATGGCTTATAATAGGTTTCATAACCGTATCTAGCAAGAATGAAAAATATAGCCACCGCAATTGCTGCTATAATGTAACTTCTAAAATTCTTAATATATCCAAATTTTTTTTGTATAACCTCGTAGAATGTCGACATATCTATATATTATCATATTATTTTTTTATCTGGCAAATAACGAATCGCGTAATACAAACGACTAAATCAAAATTTAGTAAATCTTCTTTTCTAATGATTGTATAGTAGAATGACAAAGAATAAAACACGAAAAAAAACGTATTCAAAAGAGGATTATAGTAGCAATGATGGTATGTTAACTAGTGTTTGGGGTCCTGGATTATGGCATTATCTACATACAATGAGTTTTAATTATCCAATCAAACCCACTTGCAATGATAAAGTGAGTTATAAAAATGTTATATTAAACTTGAAAAATACCTTACCGTGTGGGAAATGTCGTAAGAATTTATGTAAAAATTTAACAGAATTGCCATTGACAGACAAAGTTATGACGTCGCGAGAGACATTCTCGCGTTATATTTACAAATTACACGAATTAATTAATAAAATGCTTAATAAAGTATCTGGTCTTTCCTATAACGATGTTCGAGAACGATACGAACATTTCAGAGCGCGTTGTAGTATACCATTTGATAAGATTGACATATTGCCTACGGTGGATAAAATGGAAGATGGATGTACTGAACCATTGTATGGTAACAAATCAAAATGTATTTTAAAAATTGTTCCTGCTACTACCAAGTGTGAAACTCTTGAAATAGATAAAACGTGTATCAAGACAAAGAACTAGGTGACAATCCAATCGGACATCGTTTTTGGAATGTTTAGAAAGTTTCATTTCTACACTTTCCACCACATAGATATAATAGGCGAGTTGCTGTTTTTTTATGCGAAGATATAATATATAAAGAATTCATAATGAAAATGTCGCAAAAAGTCAAAAACGAACCTATTAATATGAATGAACAAAAAAATGAAGTAGCGTTTGAAGGTCTTCATAATGAAAAGAATGACGAAATCGCTACTATACCATTTTGGAGCGATAATCCCAATATATTATTTCATAGTTCTTATTTATTTGAATTTTTTCCCATTGAAGCAATGTCATACGAACAAAAACTCAATGCGGTAACCCGAAGTGTTATTATACTTACTCTGGTCGGGTTCTTACTATCTACAAATGTTCGTACAATAATTGTTGGCATAGTCACTATTGTTGCTATATTCATCATGCATTTTTATCACGAAAAAGAAAAGAAAACAAACGCGGATAAGAAACCAACAATCGATATAAAAGAAAATTTTGAGAGTCCTGCAGTAGCGTATTTAAACGAAGCAAATAAGCAAGTGTCTGATGATGTTTTTTCAGGAATGGACGTAAGTAATCCATTTAACAATGTTTTAATGGATGATTATAAGTATAATCCTAATAAAAAACCCGCACCTCCTGCTTTTAATTCAAACGTAAATAACAGTATATTGGCCACCGCAAAACAGGCGGTTATTGACTCGAACCCGGATCAACCAGATATTGCAGATAAATTATTCAAAGATTTAGGAGATGAATATGTTTTTGAACAATCACTACGTCCGTTTAATTCGAATCCTTCTACTACTATACCAAACGACCAACAATCATTTGCGGATTTTTGTTATGGCAGTATGGTGTCGTGTAAAGAAGGTAATGAGTTTGCTTGTGCTAGAAATCAAACCAGACATACCAATTATTAGAAAAATAATTTTGATATTAATTATTTTTCTCACCACAAAATTCCTTCTCTACCTATATTATAATAGTGAATATAAGATGTCATCTGTAAATTCATACATGTTTAATAATACCGGTCGTATTGGTTCCGATGTAGGTGAACAAACACAAAACAATCTTCATAATACTCGTTTCGCAAATCACACATTGTCTAATTTTTTTAGCAATAATACCAGTAATAGTCACGTTCAGTTTGCGGTTAAGCAACCAACAATGTCATTTAGTGGTATTTCTCACGGCAATGGATTGAATGCGAGTGTTGTTGATGCTGAATCCAAATTAGTTATCAAAACCGAACAAACAAATCCCGCTGAGAAATTACAATTATTTCAACGTCCTTTTGCAACTGTTCCTTATTTAGGACGCGGTAGTTGTGACCCATCTATTGAATCTCAACTTCAACAGGGCGAGAACGTTACTGATAAGAAAAGCACGTCTACTATTATGGACAAGTCATTCACCCAGTACAGTCTATACCCGGTTGATGACAAGATGGAGCAACAAGTTCGAGATGCGTCACATACGGTTGAAGAGGCAGCATTAGATGGTTGGGTCCGCGGCGGACAGACTACCCGCGAGATGTCTAATGATGATGTAATGAAAGCACAAAATCGTCCCAATACTTTACTATAATCTTGTCAATTATCATTTTTTACATATTTTACAAGAATATGTAAAAATAAAAACGAAAGTAGGTCTTTCCATATCAAAAATGGAAAGAGATATTTGTAGAAGAACTACACAAAGTCGGTCTCTGTTCGAAACCTTGTTTTTGTATGTTCTCACATAATTTCCGGTATATATCCATTATACACGCATCGTATTTATAATGTTCCAAACTGGCGAGAAACGCACGAGTAAAAACACCCACTTTTTTCATATAAAATATATCGAATACTTCCACACTTGTCTGGTCGTCGGCACTGCCGCTAATTGTATATATATTCGGGTTCTCTATTTTTTCCACATTGACTTGTTCTACTTCCGTCATTTCTTCCGAAACATAAGAAAATAACCACGGTAAATCGCAAACGGTTCCACTATTGCAACTATCAAAACACAATAAACTTTTTGCCTTCATATTCTGTAATATAGAGAACATAGTATCGTCAAGTATATACCCCGTTGTTTGAAAATCAACCGGCACGATTACACTGTCAATATTTGTTCGTTCATCTCCATTTCTGTCACGCCTTACACTTCCATGACCACTATAATATACATAGACTTCGTCATCCTGCGTCGTTTTCTTTGTCAGGTTCTCTAACTCTTGTAAAATATGTATATGTGTAGGTTGTAATTCCAAGGAATCAATATCATCGCGCAATATAACGATGTTTTCTTTCTCTACATTACATTTATCAATCAATATATGTTTCACCTTGAGAACATCATCAACGCATCCTTCCAGTATCAAATTCTCATTCGTATCGTAATTAATGCCAATTAATAGAGCGTATTTCATGTAAAACGTAATTTCAATATAGAGAGAATATATTTTTTACAAATAAAATGATACAAATGTTATCGGGTGATAATGTATATAACTATTGTATACAATGGGTGATAGCATTGACCCAATTATTGAACCAATTATTGAACGAAAACACATTCAACCTGTATTCAAAGTTTCTCTGGTTGGTTCTCAAAACGAGGAAAATATTTTCAATATAAAACAAACCATTCTGTTTCAAGGTAGAACTATTGAAGATACAAACGTTTCCAGTTATTTTAGTGATATAGAAAATACAAACAATAAATTAAATTCTACGAAAATATCTACAACTACACAATATATACATCGCGATGATACGTTACACGGGATAAAAAATAAAATTATAAAGGAATTGGGTGTAAACGATGTATGTTACGATGAACTCTATTTGTTTGCGAAAGTAGAGGACAAATTGAATTTATATTATATTTATTCAAATCTAACGCGCAATGATACTGTTGATTTTACCCACTCCATGTTAGAAACTCTCGCGAGAAACTTACGAATTAATTTAAAATTATATCATATTCCTATACAAAGCACATATACTTTTGAATTGTTATATAGACACTTGTATAAAGAGTTTGAAAAAAAACAGTCCTATTATATTCCATTAGGTCAGCGATTTCCCAAGTTCAATAATTTGTTATTCTCATCAAACCCATACGATAATATATCGGACACAGAGAACCCGTTCAAATTAACAAGCGATAATCCATTACAAACCTTTGACAATACTTTATTGTTAACATATGGTATCATTTTGGACAATTCCATATATGTTGCATTAATAAAAGATGTCTATGAGTATACGCAAATATCGAAATATGATTATACTTATATTACAAGTTTATATTATCCATTACTCGGAACAAAAGGAATTGATACATATACAAAATATAATGAGCGACATATGGAACTAATAGAAAACAACAAAGAAAATATTGACAGTAATTTTGAAAATTATAACAATAAAATAGATACATTACGCGAAATCTATTACACGCCGCAGAATGAACGCTTATCTTATGATAAGCGTGGTATAAAAAATTTTCATTTCATCATTCATCCAACTTCGCAAGTGAAGTTACCATTAGACATTATATTTAAAAAAATCCACTGTACGAAGAGTATGCCTTTTATAAAATACAACCCAGGTTTTCGAAAAGAGAACATGTATCGTTTATATTCACTTCTTACATCAAAATCCGGTCAAAAAGTACCAGAGGTAAATTCATCGAAAATAAAAACATATTCAAAGACGATGGGTAAAAAAAATCAACAATTGTCGTGTCTTCTTCTAATAGATTATAAAGATAATGATGGGGACGAACACGTCGTGGAAGTTGTTATAGATATAAATGCGAACGGAGATATACATATTGTATGTAATAATATTGAATTCATTGACAAGGACAAATTAGATATATTTTTGAACGAAAATATTAATAGTGTTCTGAAGGATATCAATGGATTTCTTCAGACCACTGGTGGATACAAACTGGATTTGTTCAACACGTTCAATGACACAAACATTGAAATATTATCTCTTGTCTATATGACACAATTGATTTTGAATAAAAAGATGAAGTTTGATAGCAATAAACAATGTATTAGTTCGTTCTTTGACGTGATAACAGAAAACCGAAATGGAAAAGAAAATGTAATCGAACTAAGATACAAACGTGTTGAAAATTACAAACTGATGGACGCAGTTAGTGCGTTATTGCATGATATTTATAGCAAAGGTGAGGATGACGATAATGTTATGATGAAATTATTAATGGATAAATTCACAATGACGAAAGAAACAGCGTTAGACAAAATAAAGAACTATTTTAATACATATACGCTTGTCAATGGAGAATGGGCGAATAAAGGTGTGAATGTGGTTGAACATCCAGGGTTCATAAGTTATATTCGAATAGTGGAGAACAATAATACTGCTCTTTTATCAATCAATAATATTAATAACATTCTATATATAAATGAAATAGAACAATATATTGATAGTTTTTTTAGAATTTCTCAAATGCCAGAAAGCATAAAGGTTTCGACCAAAGATATTTGTTCTAGTAAAGCAATTATTGATAAACAAGTAGATATGGTAGTCGGTCCCAAAAACATAGTTGCTGTTATACCAGAAGATGAAGATGAAAGTGATTTGGATGAAGATGATGAAGAGGAAGATGAAAGTGATTCTGATAATAACTTTATATTTTTTTCGGATGAAGAGGACGATGAAGAGGATGAAGATGGTTTTGAAAAAGAACTGGAAGAAGTTGTGGAAGGCGAAAATGATTTGAAAGGTGGTGTAAAAAGTAATATTGATCGTAAAGATTATACAAAAACACAAAAAAAGAGACAAGATAATTTCGCATATGAGAGATTAAAACAATACGCGCCCAAGTTGATTATACTGTCTGACACAAAAGACGACAGTGACGGTACAAACAAAATCAAATACAAGGCATATTCACGAAGTTGTGCGGCAAGTATGGGAAAACAACCCATTATATTATCTGACAAGGAAAAAAAAACATTAGATGACATGGCAGATAATAAAGGAAAATCTTATACATATGCTCTTAAATACGGACCGGACAATAAAGACAAATATTGGTATATATGTCCCCGATATTGGTGTAAATCAGAACAACGACCTTTAACCGAAAAAGAGGTAAAGGATAAGGTATGTGACAGTCCGAATGATATAGTCGAATTTTCAAATAAAGCTAATCATTTTGATGAAAATGGGAACTATCAACATTTTGTGCCGGGTTTTTTTGATAAAAGTGAACACCCAAAAGGATACGGAATCCCTTGTTGTTTTCGTAAAAAGTGGGAGTCAACACAATTAGTCAATCGACGTATCGAACAAAAAGTAAATGAAGACACGGACGTTACCAAGGGGACCGTAAAACACAAAACAGAAGAAGAGAAAACAGAAGAAGAGAAAACAGAAGAAGAGAAAACAAAAAACAAAACAAAAGTTCAATCCAACAAATCTAATTACATAGTCGACTCTAATAAAAAGGTAGGATTCGAGAAATTTGGATATCTTCCTATAAATGTATTATCATTATTTGGAATGAACCCATCACATTCAAATTCTATTACTGTCGGTGAAAAAACCTTACTACGAAATGGTGTTCAGACTAGCGAAGCTCAATCATTTATAAGTTCAATCGCAAATATATACGGTTACAAAAAAAATATGCGTAAACCACCAACAATCGAAGAAATGCGTAACCTAATCGCAGACTCGATTACATTTGATGATTTTTTACAATATTTTAATGGTAACTTGACTTCAGTATTTATACCAGTTCAAATATCCGTAAATGATACTGAAGAATATAAATCGTCCAATTATTACATTAATAACATTAAAGACAAATCGAATGTGGTTTCTTTGAAAATGTTCCAAAATCGTATTGCGTCGTATAAACATTTCTTGCAATATTTAAGGGATGTGGATTCGTGGATCGACCATACATATCTATGGGATGTAATTTCTACAAAAAACAAAGTTCTTTTCCCAGACGGTATAAATTTACTCATTATAGCAATTCCTGAAAATGATATCACAGATAATATAGAACTTATTTGTCCAACAAATACATATAAATCTCCATTATATGATGACAAATTGGATACGATAATACTTTTGAAAACACAATCCAGATATGAACCTGTATTTTCTTACCAGAAAGTTATTGATAACAAAAAAACGAGTACTGTGAATAACCCATTTTTCAAGAAAGATGATTTTATTGGTACACCAATCGAAGAAATGAAAGATACTATCAATAAACATTGTAAACCATTTCCAAGTATGAGAAATGTATATACATTTAAACAAAACTATAATGTGAATAAAATAGTAGACATTTTAATTACGCACACATATTATATACAAAAACAAGTGACAAATTACAGTGATAGACTTATTGGTTTGATTGTTTCTGAAACAAAAGAACATACGAATGGTGTATTTGTTCCTTGTTCGCCTTCAGGTATTATTAAGGATAAATCGATTATTCGTATGGACGAAGTTGTTTGGACTTCTTATGCGCGGACAACTGAATTTCTAACGCAACTTTCTAAGAATACACGTAAACAAATATTATCCAACCCGGTTTTCAAAGTAATTGAGGATGAACTAATTGTAGGCATCTTTACCGAAACAAATCAAATGGTTCAAGTAGACCCGCCTATACAAAATGATGTTATTGACGATATACCAGAATATAATGTGTCTGGATACAAAGATAATGGTTATTATGAAGCAGATAAAACAATTATGACAAGTGATAAAATTGACGATGCACGTATAGATACGATAAAGAATATTAAGCTGGAAACAAAGTTTTATATTTCTTTTAGAAACACATTGCGTATTGTTTTAAAAGACCCCACACACGGTGATAAACGACAGTCGTTGGTTGACGCACTCGACAACCCAAATTATCTATATCAAGTAAAACTTAAAAAGATTGTATTAATCCTTCGTAACATTTTAAAACATTATGTTTCGTTTGATAAAATAGGAGAAGAATTGTTGAATAGTATTACTGAGATGACTGAATGTATATCCGGTTGTTCCAATGAAAAACAATATTGTTTATTGAAAGATAATGATTGTACGTTAATTATACCTAACAAAAATTTAATTACAAACGCGGACAACGAAATATTTTATTATTTGAAAATAGCGGATGAACTTATACGTCATAGTCGCGTTCGAATGTTTTTATTAGAACCAAATAAATTTTTAAATATCGGGAAGATTGATTATGAAATAGATAAAAATGAAATTCTACTTCTACAAAGTACCCTTGATGGAGGTTACCTTGATAATCTGAAAGGTAGGAAGGATACAGAAAAGATACCAACCATTACATATGATTTTGCACATCCAATTATAAGTGACAACTATTCTAATGCGATTGAATATAACCCAAGTGAGATCATAATCGACAAAGAAGATAATATACAATTCAACAATAATTGTATAAAAAAAACGGGTCTTGTCATTGGAAATGTGGGACAAGGTTCTAGTTATTGGAAAAACGTGTTTCACATAAATTCAAAAGAAATCCAATATAATATTGATAACAAGTGTAATTTTTACATAATATTACATATATTGCATGACATGAAACGCATAAATACGAATATACTCGATAACGACTTTATTAAAGATATAAAAGAAAAATTAGTGAAAGGATACAATGAATTATTGCCAGAATACAAAAAACAGATTTATAATATTCTCAAATTACAACACGGTAAAAAAGAGATGGTAAAACAATTAGAAAAAAATCAAATTGAGTTTGAAACACTCATACAAAGTGAAGAATATTTTTTGACTGAACTTGACTTATGGATATTAGCAATCGAATTAGAATTACCGATTGTACTGTTTTCTAAAAAGGATCTGAAACAATTGAATTTAAATATAACCTGGTTATTCTTAGATCGGGGGGATTTGAAAGGACATTATTATTTTATACGGTGTCCTTCGTTGAAAAAAGACCCTCTCAATACAAATAAAGTACTGCATCCGGATTTTCATTTGATATTACCCGCACAACGAGTGAACGATCTGGTAAATAACGCTGAAAAACCTGTTAAAACAGTGCTTACAGAAGAAGCAAAACAAAAAGAAGAAGCAAAGAACTTTGAAGAACGTGTAAATGACCCGACCAACGTCCAAGGCACTATCGATATAAAAGACCATTTTAATGAGTTGGGATAAATTCGGCATAATAAATGTATTTGATAAAATTACAAAATGATAAGATATGAAAATTATATTATCATTTCCGCATAATCGGAATCGAACCGATGACAACTCGATATTCTACTAATATGTATTAGACTACTACAGTCGAGCGCTCTACCAACTGAGCTATATGCGGCGATGTGTATCACTACACATATTACTTTGTCTGTTTCTTTTTATGTTACTTACAACAAAAATAATATTATTATTTACACGTTACAATCTACATTAGAATCCAGCATCATATCCATCATCGCACATACCAGTATCTTCGCCAACTTTACACAATTCGCAAGGAAGAAATAGAGATATATACTGATTGAACCAAATATATTTGTCTATATTATGTATAAGAAATGGAACATCAACCACTGTTTAAATTTACATCAAACGAAAAACGTATGAAATTTATTGAACATTCATACCCATTTAGAAAACAATTACTACAAATGCCTGGAAATATCCATAAACTAGAATTCGACATAAATGATAATTTAAATGTAATACACGCGGTCGACAACACAACTTCACTTAATAAGACCGACGTCACAGAAAGAGAAGTTACAGGCATACAATATTCTTGTTCTAATACAGGATCCTATAGAATAATAGGAGGTGCGGTTTTTGAACTTTTGAATATGAAATATAAAAAGGTTGATTTATTTAAATATACCGATTTAACTAATGATATTGATGTGGCAGTTATTTTGCCCGAAGTTAAAATTACAACTGATTCTAAGGAGTTTAAAAATGAATTTAATTATATGCAAATAAGGTTTTATGATATTGATAATAATACTATCAACAATTTTTATCATAATTATATTAATTGGTATTTTAGGGGAATAGTTGAAGAAACTAAAACTATGCTTCAAATTAACCCACCAACTAATTTATTTGTCGAATTTGATATAAATGAATATAAAATTCATAATATGGGCGATCGTGATAATATATCATCATCTGTGTTATTTTTATCTTATAAAATTGGAAATATATACGTTATTGGATTTTTTAATCCAGCAATGAATAATGATAATGCTGATTATCGTTTTCAGATTGTATGTAAATATAAAGAGAATAATGTAGAAATAATAGATCATATGTTGGAATTTATAATTCCTCTACCCAATGTTAACAGTTTAGAAGACGACGATTTTAACCCCATCTCAGATTCTTACTCACAATCGGGATATGATACGATAGAAATAGATGATATAAAGTATATAACGCGCAATATTTATAGTGAAGTCGGTCCACTATTCGACGCAATGCTTGCTTGGAGCGACTCCAAACCCGATTTTTATTTCAAAGAAATTAATTACACAGGACGATTTCTTTATTTACTAGAATTAATTTATAAATATCCAGACGAAGACCTCTTTCCGCGTAAGTCAATCATATTTTATGACATCCTACATTCACGCATTAGAAAATTAAGAACGATAAGATTCTATAGATATACTACTAATGAAACAGGTGAGAACGAATTTAAAATTTGTGATATAGATCTACGATTTATATTTAATTCTTATATAAAAATAAAAGATATATTATATAAACCGGGTGGAAGCAACAGAGATAATATAGTCAGAACATATCATTATTTTAATGAAGTTGTTAACCCGGATGAATTACATGACAAATTTATAGAGCGTTTATTCGATACAGATGCATTACCTGAGAATTTATTGACATTTCAAGAGGAAGGACAAAGAAACATAACGGATAATTTTTATAATAAATTAGATATTTTAGATCAAACAAAACGCGAAAAACGGGATAATATACGGCGCGCTCAAATAAAAAAAAAACGCGAAGAAAATGAATTAACAAAACAGCACGTGTTGATGGCAGACCAAAATAAAACAATTACCACGAAATCAAAAACGAAATCAAAAACGAAATCAAAAACGAAATCAAAAACGAAATCAAAAACGAAATCAAAAACGAAATCAAAAACGAAATCAAAAACGAAATCAAAAAGTCCTTACGTTAAAAAAAATATATCGATAAAAAAAAACAAATCTATTTGATATGTCAAATGATAACATAATGAAATTATATTATCATTTTCCGCATAATCGGAATCAAACCGATGACAACTCGATATTCTACAATATGTGTTCTACCTACACTACTACAGTCGAGAGCTCTACCAACTGAACTATATGCCGCGATGTGTATGACTACACATGTTACTTACAACCAAAATAATATTACTATTTACACGTTACAATCTACATTAGAATCCAGCATCATATCCATCATCGCACATACCAGTATCTTCGCGTTTAATTGCTTCCAAGTTGTTACGTATATTTATATTATCAGTAGAACAAATATCAGTTTGGTCTTCGATACCACCAAATAAATTGTCAATTTCGGTGTCTACGTTTGATTTATTTACTTCAATATCTTCCATATTCTTCATCTTTTCCATATCTAAAACTAAACTGAAGTTTCCAGTTCCACCTGTAAATGTTTGACCGGTCATAACGTTCGCAGAAACACCTCGCATATAATCAATATCCGCGTGTCTTGATGCATTCAATAATACTTCTGTGTGAACCTCAAATGTTGACTTTGAAATAGGACCAATATCATCATTTAATATACCCGAACGGAAAATCGCAACCATATCCTCGTTTGATGTCATACGGTCACATAACAAACTGAGATGATGATAATTGATATAGACATCTGAAAATTCCATCACTTCAACAAATTCATTGTAAATCACTTGTCTCGCGGCTTCAATACCTAATACATTAAATATCTCACGAATATCATTACTGTATGTGTTCATCGCATCTATGAAATCTAATGATAATGTTTCTAATAAATTTGATCCGGTGGTATCTAATACCCATATATCTTTGCGGCTATATTTACCATCTTCCTTTCTTACAGAATTTTGAAATTTTCTAGGAATCACATTTGAAATTCCGGTAACGCCACGCAATACAATATTATTCAAAATGTTTTCTTGGAATGTTCTTAAAATATAAATCTCGTCCGTTTGATCCAGTGGTGAAACACTTCCCTTTTTCTTTTTTGCCATCTTGTCGGATATACGAATCCTGAAAACCAGATTGTCAGAATTATAATCAGAATATACACACGATATTTCTTCATATCCACTGTTTGTAATCGCGAAATGGATGTCGTCCATTGTAATGTTTTTATCTAACAATGTCTCGGTATCCATAACTATACGAACCACCCATTTTGACTTATTTGTCACAGCACTGGTTCTATCCGTTTCATCCATACATTCATTTGTCATACTTTCAAATTCATAGAACTCATCTAATACTTGTTTATCCTCCAATATCTGTGTATTATTATCATTTGGATCAAATACGATTTGGACCGAACGCACCACATCCACTAATTTTGTATGACTAATCATATTCGAATATTGGGTCGCTTTTTCCTTGTCCAGTTCATCGCGCTCGTGCATTTGAATAGTTAATGATGGATGTTTGGGGTTCTTTGTCAACCGCAAAATCTCTTCAATACGAGGCACACCACGAGTCACATTGGATTTTGATGATACACCAGATAAATGGAACGTATTCAAAGTCAATTGAGTTGTAGGCTCACCAATTGATTGCCCAGCAACTACACCCACCATTTCACCAGGATGAACGATCGACTTTTTATACTTTAACAATACGGTTTCTAATAAAAGCACCAATGCTGCCTTATGAAAACGCTTGTTTACAATCAAATCGCGAGGAGTAAGATAGTAATAATATACTATTTCAAAAAGCGAATTGGGTTTTACAAAATGAATCTTTTGGATTTTACGGTAATATTCTTCGATGAGTTCAAATGCTTCCAATGGCGTAATATCTACAATTGTATTACTACCTAATCGCAACTCACCTTGTATATTTGAGATAGTATGTTGAAACGCAACCGGTAATTTTACGCCATTCTCGTTCTTTTTATTAAACACGCGATGAACTATATCTTCTCTCGCTTTCAACATCATCGTAATATATTCGTTACATTTATCCTTTGTTGCCTGTTTTTGTTTTGAGATGCGTCTTTTGGTCGCAGGATTATATACTTGCATTGTTTCATTTCGTTGCTCGTTTATACCAACTATATCATAATGTAAATAGATATCCTCGCTCGTCATTCCTACTAATGGAATAAACTGATTCTCTACTTTGGTAGAATCAAACCCATCATCGCCATACGCGAACTGAATTATCTTTCCCTTATTATTTCTAACAGTCATATCATATTCTACCTTCAAATCTTCTAGACCCTTAATTAATCTTCGTTGAATATATCCTGTCTGAGATGTTTTCACTGCTGTATCAATCAAACCAATACGACCACCCATCGCATGAAAGAATAATTCGGGCGCAGTTAATCCGGAAATATAAGAATTCTCAATAAATCCACGAGCACCAGGTGTATCGTCAAATTTACTGAAATGGGGCAATGTTCGATTTTCAAATCCGTATGGAATTCGCTTACCATCAATATTAGTCTGTCCCAAACAGGAGATCATTTGAGATATATTAATCAATGAACCCTTTGAACCTGAATTCACAATCATGATAAAACGATTATCTTTGTTTAATGATTTACGACTAATTGTTCCTGCTTGTTTTGTTGCCTCGTTCAATATATTGTTTACATTTGTTTCAAATTCAACGCTATTTGAAGCAGAAGTTTCATTCATAAATGAACCCATATGCACCTGGTCGATCAATGTATATACATCTCGTTTTTGTTTTGTTATTTCTTGAATAATCGCATCCTGGGTGCTGCGATTCGCTACTAAATCACTAATTCCTACACTGAATGTACTTGATTTCATATATTCGGTTATTACATTTTGGATATCATCGATAAACTGGGCAGCATGTTCGTTGCCATAGTCATTTGTTATGCGATGAATTATACCCTTTGTAGAAGACCCCAACACACCTTTTTCGATTTGACCACGAATGTATTTACCATTGCGGATTTCAACTATATTATTTGATGTATTTGGGTCTTCACTTTCTTCAAAATATTTTGTTTTAAATTTCATTGTCAATGGTTGTAATATTTGAGATAATATCTCAAAACTCGAGATTGACCCGTTTTTTTTTGTTAATTCACGAATACTATTTACATCTACTTTTGAATACATCATCAATAAATTCATCGCATCACGCGGCGTAAACTTTATGTTTTCACGTGTAAAACGATAACACCCCAATAATGAATCCTGGAATATACCGATAATTGGGGAATTACTGGCTGGACTAATTATATGTTGGGTTGTTGCAGCTAAGTGTTTTAGTTCTGTTTCTGCCATTACATTCTGTGGCATATGCATGTTCATTTCGTCTCCCGACTAATCCCAAAAGTTTCCTAGAGGGCCGTCACTGTATCTTAGACAAATTCAAGTTGATTAGACTATCATCATTCACCAACACCCGTTCAGTCTCTGAATGCCTATCATATCCTATCATAACGGACTTAGATAGTAACACTGCGGATTGCCCAATCCTACGACATTATTACCATTGGGTTCGGCTATTAACCGAGTTCCCCCAATTATGTTTCCATTATATTGGGGTGGTAGTTGTAGGCTCTAAGGGGTTTCCCGCATCAAGGTGTTTTGCTAATTCTTCTATTTTCATTTTTATATTATTTTTGAAGAATTAACTAGGGGGTAGCAACCTTTTCAGTCCCCCTGTTTCCGACAGAGATTTATTCACTGCTTACACGCAGTGGAAACCTTAGTTTATCGAAATCCGCATTATACGGTTTAGTACAGGCAACATTCATCCTAAATGTATCACCTTCTTTCATCACCTTTACAATATGACACATCATACTCATTCTATGTAGACTGGGTTGTCTATTGAATAAAATCGCATCACCATCCATCATATGACGATGGACGACATCACCATTTTCAAGACGAATCGAGCTGCGGTCAACATACCGGAGAGAGATGTTATCGCCATTTTTCCTTTCCAGAATATTGGAACCTGGGTATTTATCCGGACCATTCTGTATTAATGACAATAGGAAATCACGATTGCGATTATTAACCACCACCGGTTTCGTAATATTCTTTGCGATTTTCATCGGAACACCCAATTGACGAATAGATAAGTTTGGGTCGCCGGTAATGACAGAACGAGCACTAAAGTCTACGCGCTTACCCATCAGATTACCACGGATACGACCCGTCTTACTGTTCAGTCTACCCATAATACATTGGAATTGACGACCAGACCGCTGACGTAAACTATCAGCACCCTTCACCTTATTATTTACAACCATCGCAATATAATATTGTAACATGGTTGTCAAACTTTCAATCGAATTAGATGCGGCATCTGTCGCGATTTTATCGGCCAAGTCCTTGTTATACTTGATAATATTGCTGTAAATATGTGTCAAATCATCTTCACTTCGTTGCTGTGCGTCGTGTTTTACAGAAGGTCTCATCGCAGGTGGTGGGACCGGTAGAACTTGACATACCATCCATTCAGGACGAGACCAAATTGGACTATATCCCATAAATGAAACATCTTCATCCGAAATACGCTTGAATTGTTTTAAAATGATTTCTGGAGTATATACAACGGTCGCTTCCTCTTCAGCACCATTCAATCCCTTTAACCAAGTCGCATTGACAGTTGCGATATTATCTAAACGTATCTTATCGGGTTGTTTACATCCACAGCCATCAGTATTACCTTCGGTTTTACCGTCTCCACCGCAACGTTTTACCTTATTTTTCATAGTGGTGCTTGTAACATAATCCCAACGTTTTTCAGGGGCAAGATCTAAGATATGTTTATGGTCTTCTTTATTAATTAATAATTTACTACATTTATAGCATACGCATTTACAGATTTTCATAATTTCTTTGATATGTTGAATAAAGAACACTGGGCGTGCTAGTTCAATATGACCAAAATAACCAGGAGTATCTATATAGGTATACCCGTCGGTGGGACATATCATACCAGGTTCCAATACACCCATACGCGAATCAAACAATCCATTTGGAACTGGTTTATTATTCTTATATGTGTCGCGAGTTGTTACTTCCACCACCGAATTTTTACGGATTTCTTCTGGTGACAACATACTAAATTGTATACCGATTATCCGCGACGGTTGTTTCATTTCATTAGTCGACATTCTAACTATTACCTTATATATTATACTACCTTATATTTTTTATGTTGTTATTCAATTTTTTCATAAAATTGAATTGTTTTTATTTCTCTATATTATGGTAACTTTAATTATTATTATTACCTAATTTTGTAAACGACCATGCCCGGAAAACTCCAGCCTACTCTTATTGAAACCAAGAAAGTTTCTGATAAAAAGAAAAAGACTCTTGAACGCAAGCGTAAGCTGAATAAACATTCCGAATCAGATAGTAGTGACAGTGACGATGATAATTATGAAACTATGTCAGAATCGGATAGCGATTCTTCTTATGTCCCACGTGCAAAAAAGAATAACAAAAACAAGAAAAATAAAAAGACAAAAGACTCTTCTGAATCTGAAAGCATTGGTTCATATGACACCGACGATGACAATATTGTTATTGGTCGTTCGCAAATCCAACAAATCGTTTCCAATATATTTCCATCACGATATATGACTGATAAGGTGAAACAAAATGAAAAATATAAAAATGCAAAATCAACCAAGAAAAATAACAAACGTCGCGCATCATCGAATGGGAAAAATAAATCTTCTATCACAAGCAGTGAAGAAGACGATGAAGAAGAAATCGGTTCAGATGATTCTGACTCTGTTGATTCTGACTCTGTTGATTCTGATGATTCTGATGATTCTGACGAAGACGAAGACGAAGACGAAGACGAAGACTATTTGGATACCAAGGAAGACAAGGACGAGATGTATAATATATTACTAATGGGCGGTGGTGATATGGGTGAAGATGATGAAAATGAATATAATGAAGAAGAAGACCGAGATGAATGTGATAGTGATGACGAAAAAGCATTTATGAAAGAAAAATACGAACAGGTGGATTTACCTGAAAACTTACAACGCAAAAAGACGAAAAAGACACATCAAACAAATATTATTAGTAACGAAACCGATTTATCTGATATTGAACTAGAATATACTGAATTACTCGATACCAAAAAGCAACTCACAAAACATTTAACCAAGCAACCAAATAGCAAAGTTTTGAAAAAGGCGGTTCACGAGTGCGACCGTTCTATCAAAAAATTAGTAAAAAAGACACGAATTCGTAATACAAAAGCATATCACAAGTTGATTAACAACGATAAACAACGCACCAACGAGGTCGATTACTTCAAGAAGAAGCTATCAAACAAAGAACAATTGCGTATTATGAAGGATTTAAAAGAGATTAACGCATATATCAATATTGATAAACCATATCGTCTTGCATTACTCGATTCTAGTATGCCTACTAAATTTAAAGCTATCGCAATGCAGAAGCTAAATATTTTAAAAAGCATGGAACCCGGCGATTCTGAATATTACAAGACCAAGCATTGGGTCGATACGTTTATGAGAATTCCATTTGGAGTGTATCGCGAGCTAACTATTAAAATGGAAGACGGACCCGACAAATGTAATGAATTTATGAATAATGCGATGACTACATTGAATGACTGTGTGTATGGTCTGGATGAAGCAAAAATACAAATCTTACAAATGGCCGGACAATGGATTTCAAACCCAACCGCAATGGGCAGTTCAATCGCAATCCACGGACCGATGGGCACTGGTAAAACATCTTTGGTAAAAGAAGGGATCAGTCAAATTCTTGGTCGTGAATTCGTTTTCATACCACTTGGTGGAAATTCAGACGCAAGTTTCTTGGAAGGACATAGCTATACGTATGAAGGTTCAAAACACGGTGAAATCATTCAAAAACTTATCGATTGTAAGAGCATGAATCCGATCATCTACTTTGACGAACTTGATAAAATCTCGGATACTCCGAGAGGTGAAGAGATTATCGGTATATTGACTCATCTCACAGATACGAGCCAGAATAGCGAGTTCCACGATAAGTATTTCAGTGAATGTCATTTCGATCTAAGTAAGTGTTTATTTATATTTTCGTATAATAATGAAAATAGCGTAAATCCAATCCTTAGAGATCGTATGTATAAAATTAAGACTAATGGGTATAAATCTAAAGAAAAAGTGACGATCGCAAGAAATTACTTGCTCCCGAGGATAATACAGCAAGTGAACTTCAACGAAACCGATATTGTTATACCCGACGAGACCATCGAACATATTGTTTCAAATATGACCAAAGAGGAGGACGGGGTGAGGAATTTGAAACGATGTTTGGAAATCATTTACACAAAGCTCAATCTATTTCGACTTGTTAAAAATGGGTCAGACTTACTTGGAAAAGATATTAAGCTCGACGTATCGTTTCCGTTTACAGTCACAACAAAAGACGCTGATTTATTAATCAACTCGAAAGAAGATAAGCACAACGAGAGCATGCTTGCTATGTATGTCTAAAAAAACGAATAAAAATAAAAAAACCCTAATAAAAAAGAATAAAATGTATATATTGTTTTTTTACACCTTTGAAGATTTAAAATTGGACAACATATACTAAAATGAATATAAAAATTTGATTGCACGTTAATGCAGATACTATGTTTGAATCTGATAAATGTTATGGTTGTGCTAATAACAAAAACGACACAATTTCAAGAATGATTCAATGTCAAAATATTCTGAATGTAACTGCTATTGGTGACCAAAACGAACAGTATAGACGAATTGTTAACGAGATCTCCGCCTATTTACAGGACAATTGCTATCATAATCTGAACGTAGATACAAAACGGTCTAACACTAAAATATACTGCACAAAATGCAACACGAAATTCTAATATAATTCGTTTCAAAAACGGTATAAAAATAGATTGCAATAATATAATACTATCTAGTTGAAATGGCAAATTTGAATGGAAAAGAACAATTAAATTTAAAAAAAATGATAAACGAATCAGAGGCTGAGGATTATACTGATTACATCCGCGAAGTCAAACACAGTGTTCTCATACGCGATGATATCCGTAAAATAGATACTTTAAAAAATACTCATAGCGAACTCAAGCTTACCAATCACGATGAGTTCGTTACACTATGCATGAATGAAAGCCCATTTTTGTATAATACATATGCTGATATATTTAATCGTATTACGAAAGATGAACTTGATATGACTATTATGACAAAAATGTTAGTAGTATTAAAGTTGATCGAGGACGCGAAGCTTGACCAACACGAAGGTTCTGTTATGATTGGTCGTGTTCTCAAGGAGTTGTATGTAGATAGTGCGGTCAAACGAGCAGATGCATTAGATGAAAAATACAAATCGGATAAAGAAGAAAAAAACGATGGTTCTTCCATTTCATGGACGGAATACAAAAAATTGAAATAAACAATTACGATATGTAGAGTGTATATCTCATAGTTATAATGAATACTGTTTTTAAAAGCGTAATTTCTACCGTTTCGGATGATTTGAAAATTCAAAATTCAAATCATAAACCAACCAATTTTGCGTTTCTTAAAATTTATGTCGAAGACAACCTCCTACGCAGTAAGTACGCAAATCAAATAGAAAAACATAATAAAACACTCTTTGAAAATCCATATCCGGATGCAGGTTTTGATATTCTTGTTCCCGAAGATGTCACATTTAATACAAATATAACAACACAATTCATTGATTCGGGCATAAAAACCGAGATGTATTACTACAATGCTGATGATAACACTACTATCAATACTGGATATAGCGTCCATCCCCGTTCGAGTATATCAAAAACACCTCTTATGCTTGCAAATCATACAGGCATAATCGATTCAGGTTATAGAGGCAATCTTATCGGTGCATTTAGATGGTTTCAAACAAATGAACCAAATTATACTGTCAAACAATATACTCGTCTCACACAGGTGTGTCATCCTTCGTTATGTCCCATTTATGTTATGCTTGTAGAACAGTATGATTTAACAGATACTTCTAGAAATGAAGGCGGTTTTGGTTCAACCGGATTGTAAATATATACTATCAAATTGTAAATATATCTGTAATTTATAAAAAATATATATTTTATATACTATTTATTTTTTTTTGTATGAATCCGGTTATAAATCCCGATTCATATATTTCGATTTATAAACACAATAGACGATACAAAAAACGGAAAAAACATATCTCCCGAGTGATTGCGTTTGATATGGATGAGACGCTTGGGTCGTTCCCCGAATTAGAAATGATATGGCACGCTATTCATATAGACCCCAAAACACCAATTTATAATACACTATTCAATGAACTACTTGATTTATATCCCGAATTTTTAAGATACGGCGTTTTACATATAATGGAATATATTGCGCAGAAAAAGAAACAAGGACTATGCAATGGTGTGTATATTTATACCAATAACAAGTATCATAAATATTGGACGCGTATGATTTCAAATTACTTCAACTATAAATTACAAATAGATTACAACCTCTTTGATGAAATTATTTGTGCTTTCAAAATTAACAACGAACGTGTTGAAATGTCACGAACCACAAAAGAAAAAACGTATTCTGATTTTATACAATGCACATTATTACCAGAACAAACCGAAATTTGTTTTATTGACGACGCATTACACGAGAATATGAAACATAAACAAGTCTATTATATACGACCAAAACTATACAAACATCATTTATCTACGAAAGAAGTATTGGACCGATTATTTCGTTCCAATGTATGGAAAAAAATTATCAATATTACAAAAAACAATAAACAAAAGGAACAATTATTAGAATATTTTATACAGCGAGACAAAATTCACACCGGAAATTCGTCATTAAAAGATATGGAAATTGATATTTTAGTCGCACAAAAACTGATGTTCTATGTTCGTGAATTTTTTTATTTAACAACAAAAACAAATAAGACCCGAAAAAAACAGTATAAATTAAACTATACGCGAAAAGTAAGAAACTAACTCATCTAATCATTTTATTCAATATCATCCTTTTCAATTTCATCATATGCCATCAATATCAATTGCTCGTCTGTGTTTAATTTTTGAAATGTAATACAATCATCCCATTTATATTGAACAAAACGCTTAGATGAGTTCATACATAATATTTGCGTACCATTATCAGTAAATTTTATGTCGGTCACTATACCACCAGTCGTTAATTTATTATTATCATTTCGAATCCATCTTACGTGTTTGCCTTTGTGTAGTTCATTTAATTCATCTACAAAGCGATATTCTAATAAACGATTACAATAGTCTACTCGCAAATCTTTTTCAAGGTCGAGCCTATTTATTGTATTATATACAGTTTCGGTGATTGATTGCAATGTTTTATCATGTAAATAATCATTATGTTTGTTTTCCAAACCATCTAATAATCCATCTACGTCAATTGTAGACAATAATTCTGGGTCTTGTTTTGCTTCTTCAAATATTTTTTCAATATCGCGTTTGTCCATTCTCTTTGATTATGGACGAAAATGTTTATACTGTTTTTATTGTATTTAGTCTCGTGTCTAAAATTGAAAACATTTGATATTACAATTCTGTGTAAATAACCATGTCTGAACCAATAAATTCAACAGAAGCTAATACAGATATTTGTATATGGAAACATATTTGCATTACCAACAATATTGACCTAACAAACACGTTTTCTGTAATCACCTCAAACGATGTAAAAAAATGTAAGGAATCGTGGAAAGGAAAACAGAATCAATTTGAACCACGATTATTATGTAAAATGGATAGCAGTAAATCCAGACCTCAAATCTTTATAGATAACAATATTTGCATCTTATCTATAAAAAACGGTGTATATGCTCTAATCAAAGAGAACATATATGCACCATTGAATAAATACCAGTGTGTTCCAATTTGCGTTCGTAATAATAATAATAGTTTGATACTGGATATAGGAGAAAGCGAAACGAGTATGTTAGATAAATTGTATTACAATAAAATTTTCGATGATATTATTGGTGAAAAAATCCATTATGGTCCACTATTAGGTGGTAGACACCGATGTAATTTCAATACTATTATTGGTTCTGAAACTATAGAAATTCAAGGTTCTCAATACGAAACTGATGGATGTTATGAAACAGATAATTATGTTTGTATTGTCGAAGCAAAATCGATTGAATGCGATGATTTCAATATTAGACAATTATATTATCCTGTTAGAGAAGTCTATAAAAAAATAGGAGATAAGAAAAAAATAATTTGTTTATTCATATTCAAGGACAAAAACCAAATCATTCATATTCACAAATACAAATGGAATAATTATGAAAAAATGTTAGATATCGAAAATATAGGGTATTGTCAATATGTATTACAATGAATTGTAAATAATAACTTCTGTTGTAGTTGCTCCTGGGTTTTTTGAATTAATCGAACGTCTGGCTGTTATGTCTTGACAATGATAATCTTTGAAATAATCAGTTACTAATTGTACTTTCGCATTACTCATCGCAAATTTAATTTTGCCTAACTTTTTTATTTCACTGAATAGCGTATTGTGTAATTCTAAACCAAACCCATCTGCTACATAACCTACAAATGATTTATCATTTTCCGGAGCATAAGGCGGGTCTAAATATACAAAATCGCCTTCTTTGACATTTTTTATAGAATCACTAAAACTTGCGTGTTTGAATTCGACATCTTTAATCAGGTCACTAATATAATGTAAATCTGTTTCAGATATTATTGTCGGTGTTTTTTTGTAATGTCCGTATGGAACATTATATCCATTTGGTCCTTCACGATACATCCCTCTAAAACAAGTCTTATTCAAAAACATAAACAGTGCAGAACATTCAATCGTGTTTTTGTCAATATTATTATATTTATTTCTTATCCAATAATAATAACTTTCTTTTGAGCTTTTTGATTCTTCAATAGAAGTAGGTTTTCTATTAATTATTGTTCCAGTTATGCTATCATATTCATTGATATACAAATTAATAAAATGGTATAATTGAACTTTGTTATTTTGAATATGTTTGTACACATTAATTAGGTCTTTATTTATATCACAAGCATAAATTTTATTTGTAATTACTATTTTTTTTTGTTTTTGTAATGATAGAACAGTCAATAAAACACTTCCACCACCTAAAAATAGTTCGTGATAATTGGTTATTTCTGTTGGTATTTTTGAAATAATATCATTCATAATTTGGGTTTTACCACCTACCCATTTTAAGAATGGTTTTTGCATTTTGGCTTCGGTCATTTTTATGTTGGTAGTAATTATATCTTCTTCGATATTCAATTTTTCATATCTTACTTGTTCTTCAATCATTGTGATACTATATATAATAGACATCTATTTGCTTTCATATTGTTTCACGGTAGTCTCTACATATGGTATTTTCGTACGAATCAATATTTTTTTCAATATTTCAAATGTTCCCAAATTGAATAACAAAAATATCGCACTGCTAAATATGATTCGTTGGTCGTACGCTTTTAGTGTTGCTTGACGTAATGGATTGAAGCGTATTACCAAAAATATACATACAAATATTTGAACGAACAAATTATAATAATACACATAATCAATATCTATGCGAATGATTCCTGTAAAAATTATTACCGGTAACAAATATAAACCTCCCAAAATGTATACAAAACGGTTGCCAATTAGATCCATACCGTAATCTACACTATCAATTAAATTCATTTTTTCAGTATAGAAACTACATAGAAATATCTGGTTATGATAACATAACATGAATGAAATAATTGTAAATAAATATAATATTATCAATACACTATCTCAAGGCACGTTTGGTAATATATACAAAGGTTCTCATAGGATTACTAACAACCTTGTCGCAATCAAAACGGAAACGAATACTACACAATTTCCATTATTGAAACACGAAACTACGATTCTAAAATATTTACACGATAAAAATACCAGAAATATACCATTGGTTTATTGGTTTGGAATAGTCAATCACAAACGGTGTCTCGTTATGCCATTATACGATTGTTCGTTGCACGATTATATACAAGAAAAATCTTTAACTGATACTAAAATTAATACAATTATGACTACTATGATTTCGATTTTACAATCCATACACGATAATCTTGTTATTCATCGTGATATCAAACCACAAAATATAATGCTTCGTCAAGGAGAACTTTTTATCATCGATTTCGGGTTCGCTACATTTTATATTGATGAAAATTGTAAACATATACCCGACAAGGAAAGCACATCTATTATTGGAACACCTAAATATGTGAGTTTTCATATTCATTGTGGTTCTCTTCCTACCAGACGAGATGACCTGATATCTCTTGGATATATGTATATGTTTCTACACTTGAATTCATTGCCATGGGACAAGATTGTTGTTGATTGTTCTGATACAGAATATGACGAAACGCATATTTTATATCCAAAAAATAAAGAATTTGCTAAATTGAAACACTATAACTCTATCGAAACTACTTTTATCAATACAAATTTTACTAAATTTTTGAATTATTGTTATTATCTTGATTATGATGATACACCTTGTTATAGTATTTTATTGTCTTTGTTTTCTTTCTAAAGTTCCTTTGCGGTTAATTTCGCAGACAATGGCTCAAAACCTTCTTTCTGTTCGTCTACCTCAATTGACTCATCGGGTTTTACATCTTTTTTTTCTTCAACCACAGGTACTACGTTTTCAGCAGATAAGACAGATTCGGGGGTTTCTGATAGGTTATCCATGTTCTCATGAATGCCATTTATTTTATATATGGATGAAACACCCAAAGATATTAGTAAAACTAAAACTAAAAATATCATTGATACTATTTGACGACTAAATAGAGTGCTCAGCATAATCTATATATTATTGAAAGATTAAATAAAATACTATTGGTAAAATAGTATAAACAAAACTTTGTTATACAATGTATACTATGAGTTCTACATCAGAAACACCAGTTATGAAATTGATCGGTCGCGTTAAGTGGTTTAATAAGAAGGCCGGATATGGATTTATCACTTATAAGGAGGGCACCACGTCTGATGAGATTGACGTTTTCGTCCATTATAGTGGTCTTAAGGTAACCAATTCTCAATATAAATTTTTGGTTCAGGGTGAATATATCGAGTTTGTTCTTGAAAAGTCCACTTCAGGACCTCACGAATTTAAGGCGGTTGATATCACCGGCATCCAGGGCGGGGAACTAATGTGCGAGGTTGTGCGAACGACACCCCCACAGTTACAACGACCAAATTCATCACACGGAAATCGTCGTATTGCCGATGATAGTGTCGATATGTAAGGTAACCCTATCAGTTTTTTGTATATATTTGGATTATTTCAAATGTTTACAGTTTTACACGGTTCGCAAAACTATTATTCCACAGTAATAATCTTGTTTCCCTTCTTTATTGCTATGTCATCCAGTATGTTTGTAAATATCTTATTGCGGAATATAGGTTCGTTTCCATTCAAACGATTATTCCCCAAACAAACTGTGCTATATTTGATTCCTTCCTCAACCAGTGGTCCCTCCTCCTCGACATGTTCCGGGTTCTCTTTCATCCATTGATACATCATCCTTTGATAGGAAAGGTCAATCCTCCTTACAATATTCTTGGTTTTCTTGTTCTCAATATCCTTCGCCCATTTATCATTTTCTTTTACATAGATTACTTCGCGTTTCACATCCGTGCATTGAAGTGGTCTGTTATGCGGTTCCAATTTATGAAGTTCCTTTCGGAAGATATCAGTGAGCCCCGTAATGAACCCCACTTCGCCCGTATTCACATAATCCTGCGAGGTTAGTTGGATGGATTGCAAGAATTCGTCCAGATTGATTGCATCCTTGCACGTTTCATTCAAATAAAACTGTAAATTGAACTGATTGTTCTGGGTATTGGTGTTATTGGTTGTGTTACCAAGAGAACCATTTTTGATTGCCTCTAAAAATTGGTGTTGTAAATCCATCATTTGTTTTTGTAATTCACCCTTTTCTTCGTCTGTTTTTCGCCGATCTTCTTCGTTTTTCATAAGCAATTCCTTATTCTCTTCTCTTTCTAATTTTAACTCTGTAAGTAAGTCACATAGTATATTACTTGTAGAAACAGGTGTAATTGTTTGGTTGACTGGTACGGAATTGCACGTTTTCTTGTGTATATGTAGTCCTTGTCGATACTTATACGACTTCCCGCACGTACAGATATGCAACATTTTGTCATCGTTATTGTCATTATTTGTCATCATCGAGTGTTTTCGTGTTAGTAAATGCTTTTTCATACTACTGCTATATAAGGTGTGATAATTACAGTTATTACAAATAAAACTTTTTGAAACTTTTGTCATTAAAAGTTGTATATATTACAATGACAAAAAGTTTCTCTAAATCATTTGACACGAAAATGACTTATTTACAAAAAAAATGATGCAGTGAAATAAAAACACGTGAAAACCCAATTTAAAGCATTTTGCAGTGAAGTGAAAAAAACACCTATTTGTAAAAAGTCGGGACCGATTTTCAAATCTGGACATTTATAAATGTCCATTACTGAAACTCCATTTGCTTTTTCAATTTACGTTGTTTTTTATAGGTTATACAATTATAATTATTAATTTACAATTGTAGTTATAATATGATACAATTATTCCACAGTAATCACCTTGTTACCCTTCTTTATTGCTATGTCATCCAGTATGTTTGTAAATATCTTATTGCGGAATATAGGTTCGTTTCCATTCAATCTGTTATTCCCCAAACAAACCGCGCTATATTTGATTCCTTCCTCAACCAGTGGTCCCTCCTCCTCGACATGTTCCGGGTTCTCTTTCATCCATTGATACATCATCCTTTGGTAGGAAAGGTCAATCCTCCTTACAATATTCTTGGTTTTCTTGTTCTCAATATCCTTCGCCCATTTATCATTTTCTTTTACATAGATTACCTCTCGTTTTACATCCGTACATTGAAGTGGTCGGTTATGCGGTTCCAATTTATGAAGTTCCTTTCGAAAGATATCAGTGAGCCCCGTAATGAACCCCACTTCGCCCGTATTCACATAATCCTGGGAGGTTAGTTGGATGGATTGCAAGAATTCGTCCAGATTGATCGCATCCTTGCATGTTTCATTCAAATAAAACTGTAAATTAAACTGATTATTCTGGGTATTAGTGTTGTTATTATTGTTTATTGTGTTCCCGAGAGAACCATTCTTGATTGCTTCTAAAAATTGTTTCTGTAAATCCATCATTTGGGTCTGTTGTTCATCGTTTCTTCGCAATAATTCCTTCTTCTCTTCTTCGTTTTTCAATATTAATTCTTGAAACATAGTATTTTGCTCTAATAACACGGTTACGAATTCATTTTTGGGTTCTGATTTGTCGCACGTATTATATTCATTGAATTGAGAACATTTTTTTTTGTGTCTCCATAATCCAGCTCGATCGTTATATAATTGTAAACAGTTTTCACAACTATATTTTGGCAACTTATTCGTTGTTTCTGCGTTGTTATTATGCTTTGTGGTTAGTATATGTTTATCATAACTGCTTTTTTTATTAGTATAATAGAGACATTTTTTACAATGAAATTTATAAGCATTTTCTTCCGTTGTCATTGTTGTTAAACTTGCTATATTATAAACAACGAAAAAAATTCTCTAAATCATTTGCCACGAAAATGACTTATTTACAACAAAAATGATGCAGTGAAATAAAAACACGTGAAAACCCAATTTAAAGCATATTGCAGTGAAGCCAAAAAAACACCTATTTGTAAAAAGTCGGGACCGATTTTCAAATCTGGACATTTATAAATGTCCATTACTGAAATTCCATTTGCTTTTTCAATTTACACTGTTTTTTGAATGGATTCTAATATCATAATAATATACGATGGATTATATAGAAAAGAAACAATTCTTACAAATATTTAATAAAAACCGAAATAATAATACACGCAAAACAAATAAATCAAAACATAAAACCCAGAAAAGAGAGAACCTGACTGAATTCAAATCATTTTTGAATAATGCTAGTGTAAGAATACATAAAAAAATCAAACCGCTAAAATCCTATATGAAACAAAAAAATATACCCGTGCCAGATATAAAATTAATATACAACGCAATAAAAACAAAGGATGAATATTTAATGCGTTTCTACAATAAATCATTGGAAGTGCCCCAAGATTTAAGAATGACTCACCCGCCAATGAAAAACAAACAATTCAATAATAATGAGAAATCGCAATACAAAAATGTAATACGAAATATGAATTACAAAGGAATATTGGAAGATACAAAATCAGGTATAGAGAACATACCCACATTCTTTGATGTAATCAAGGATTTATATAATAATAATATGATTGATTATAAAATATTATGTCCGTCATCAAGGGCCTATATTGCGGATGGACGAATCGGTTCGGTGTTCTCATCATTATATACTCGTGCATCTATATTAAACCCATATTTGGTATATAGTGTAAACAACCGCCTATTGAACGCCCAAAAGGTGTTTTGTCCTACGTTGAGTTGGGGGTCAACTGCGTATGGATTACTGTGTTCTCCAAATGTAATAGAATATGTAGGTGTAGATGTAATAAAAGATGTTTGTGATAAAACGAAACGGTTTGCGGAAACTGAATATCCAAAAAAGAAGACAGATATCTATTGTTGTCCGAGTGAAAGTTTATTAGCGAATTCAAAGTTTTTGAATAAGTATAGAGAACATTTCGACACAATATTATTTAGTCCTCCTTATTTTAGTTTAGAATTATACGAAGGGGAAGACCAAAGCACAAACAAATATCCAACATATGAAAAATGGTTAGAAAAATACATGAATGCGACATTGCTATTGTGTGACAAGGTGCTTGCCTCGGGTGGAAAGTTATGTTGTATCATAGGAAATGTAGGTTCTCAAAATACAAAAGAAAACTATGATATCGTATCTGATTTCAAGAGACTTGCGAGTAAATATTTCAAATTACGGAGTCAACAATGTATGTTAAATAAAAATGTAAGCGTGACAGTAAACACAGAGCGAAGAGAGCAAATAATCGTGTTTCAAAAAAAATGAACGTTCTGCGTTTGGAATAGAAAATATGTAATATTACACAAAATATCACATATTCTTATGTTAGTTTATCTGTAATTTCGGTGGGATAGTTCATATCTTTGAGAACCCGGACAGCCCCTTTTATTTTAGATATCCCCTTTTTCATTTTATATGTGTAGTTGAATGAACCATCTTCGCGTATTTTAATATCCATTTTATAATTATTTACGAGATTGGATTTTTTGAAGTGTTTAGCGAGGTCTTTGTGATGAGTGGTTAACATAATAGATACATTTTCATATGTGGATAAGTATTCAAGATATGCGATACCTGCGGAACAAGACTCGCGACCATTCGTTCCAGAGAATATTTCATCAATAAGACAAAAATGGCGCTTGTCTTTGTTGTCGTCAATAATATCAATAATTTCTTTACATCGTCTACTTTCCGCTTGGAACAGGGAATCGCGTTCAGAAGTATCCGGAACATTAAGATAAGAACTCAAATAATGATAAGGATTGAGAACCAATGATTCATAAAATCCAAGACCAACTTGTTGACTGAAAATGATATTAATAGCAACCGATTTGAGTGTCGTGCTTTTACCACTTGCGTTGGGTGCTGTAATGACAATATTTTTATCCAAGTCACAATCATTTTTCACTGGTGATTGGTCGACAAGGATAGGATAATATTGTTTTTTGAATTTACAGTTTGCGCTTGCGTCAAAGACAGCATACGAGATGTGTTTAGATTGAATATTCATATAGACCCCATTTAAATTATCAATATATCCCTCAAATCCCATTGCGAATCTGATACTCGATTCATATTCTGGGTTCTCAAATAGATTATATAAACACTTTAATAGATAACCATTTTTAGAAATATTATTAAATAGACTTTCGAAAGGTTGTATAACTTCTAATTCAGAATAGATATCCTTCATATTTTTGACGTGTGTGAGAACATCGTTATTAAAAGGTAAATAACTCGGACATTGATTCGATATTTGAAGGAAATTCTCCATACTTTGCGTCGAATATTGTGTAAAATCGCGCAATTCAATGAGGACATTGTTGATACGAGATAAATTTTTATAATAACGTATACAAGAATTCACATTTTGATATATCTGAAGACCGTACAGAGCAACTGTAATGATTAAATATATGATTTTTTCCCACGAGAAAGATTCCAAACTAATAAGAGTTTTACCGATGAAATGGTGACGGGCAATATTTTTCAAAATATCATAATACGTAGAGAACGTAATCGGTATTTGTTGAATTTTCAATAAAATAAAGGGGAATACAAGAAATACTATCGGCATCAATAGACTCATGGCGGGCGACATAATGTTTGCGATGGAAATAAATTGTAGGACATCAGAAGATTGATTCAAATGTTTAAATAGATTCCAGTCAATAAATCCATATTTTTCCATAAAACTCGTGTCTTGTTTTATCGTGTCCCATATTTCAAATATACCTTCGCAATTTAATTGATATGGGTTCTCTATTTTTGAATTATGAAATGTAGAAAATTGTTTCAAAATCGTTTGTGTATCGTTGAGATATTCCGTATTGGTAGTATATTGTTTTGACCATTGGGGTATCAATAATTTTCCAAAAGAATGCGATGGCACAAATAGTTTATCATAAATACAATCATTATTTTTTTCGGTAGGCACCAATTCAAGGTCATCGCATATCGTTTCTGAAAGAGAGAATACACAAGTTTCGTCTAAATAATCAATTGGTAAACGAAATGACTGTATTTGTTTAATTTGAAAAGGCGAATGGAGGACTGGTTGTAATATATCATTATTGCAAATATCCGAATGATTCGTCTCGGTTTCAACTGACATATTTATAGGGGTATCATTGTTGATAATATCCGGAACGAAAAATGATGTTGCGCTTGGTATGATATTCAAACTCATTATCATAATTAGTATAGTATGTATAACAAATAGAAAATACATACTGTATATGAACGAGACAGCGCAAAATTACGCTTTGAGTTCACCGATTTCGATTTTATAAAAGTCTTCAATATACTTCATTTGACGAATATCATTCCGTGTAACAAAATTAATAGCAAGACCCTTTCTACCATATCTGCCCGAACGACCAATGCGATGTAAATAGGTATGAACACTGCCGGTAATATCAAAATTGATAACGGTGGAGACTTGTTGTATATCAATTCCGCGCGCGGTAATATCAGACGAGATTAATACACGAGTATCGCCCTTTCGAAACTCTTTAAACACATTTTCGCGGTCGGTCTTATCCATATTACTATGAATACAAGATACCGAGAACCCATCTTTTTTCATTGCGTCATACAAATCTACCACACGATTGACAGAATTACAATAAATAATACTTTGATTCACACATAACGTGCTAAACAGATGTTTCAGTGTTTCAAACTTCTGGTTGTCATTTTCTACAGCAACAAAGGTTTGTTCTATACCATCGAGTGACAATTCTTCCGGTTTCATTATAATTTTTACCGGGTCGCGCATAAACTTATCAGTTAATTCAACTACATGAATGGGTAGTGTTGCACTAAATACCGCAACTTGAACTTCTTGGTTAAAATATTGGAAAATTTCATAAATTTGGTCTTTAAACTTTCCCGAAAGCATAACATCGCATTCATCTAATACAAAGAGTTTTACAGTATGAACGTTGATTTTTTTACGCATCATTAAATCATATATTCTGCCAGTACATCCAATAACAACGTGGGGTTTATTTTTTTTAATAGATTCAATATCACTTTGTACCGATGTTCCACCTACCAATAATTTTGTAATTAACCCATCCATACAAGAACCAAGAGTCGTTATTACTCCGTGAATCTGTGATGCAAGTTCTCGCGTAGGTGCAATAATGAGGATTTGGGTTTCTTTGATGTCTACATCCACCAATTGTAGAGAACTGATAGAAAAAGAACCTGTTTTTCCAGTACCGGACTGTGCTTGTGCGATAACATCTTTTTTAGATATAATTGGATATATAGCTTTTTTTTGTATCTCACTTGGTTTTTCAAAACCATATGCGTATATTCCTCGTAATAAATCAGTGTGCAACTCTAAATCGTCCCAGTTTTGAACGATTGCGTTATTTGTTTCCATACACAATGTGTATAACAATAAAATCTATGCTTTATTACGTTTTCTATATTATTTATTCTATAGAATGATATAGAAATAAATGGTTACATTCTCATAGTAACATATATCGAGATTGAATGTATTATACATTATCCGAATATACACAATTTGAAAAAAATGACACATATTCTTTACCTGATACAATTATTTCAAAAATAAACAACCTGGTAAAGGAGTTGAATATTAATCTGAATGATCCAATTAGTACTGTAAATGATAAAGAATACGATCAACGTTATAAAAAGAATAATCGGCGAAACCGCAAAACAAAACCAAATGACTGGGAAAGACACCCTGAGTTTAAAGTTACTACATTTGAAGATAAATCCGAAGTTGATAAAATATTGAATAATATACGTATTTCATTGAATAAAATTGCGAATGCCAATTACGACACACATAAAGATCTTATTTTAGAACATATAAAAATTATCACGGACGGTAGTGAATACCAGGAGATTGAACTTGCGACAATCACAAATATAATTTTTAAAGTAGTAGAAACAAACCGATTAATGAACCATTTATACGCAAAATTATATGGTGATTTAATATCACAAAATGATAAATTTAAAGAATTATTAATTGAATATGTTGATAATTATGGTGCCCGATTTGTTAACATAGAATACGCAAATCCCGAAGACGATTATGATACGTTTTGTAAACAGAACAAGGAAAAAGATAATCGAATATCTGCGACATCATTTATAATTGAACTGGTAAAACAAGAGTTAATTGACAAAGAATATTTATCAAACTATATACAACAATTTCAGGAAAGCATTGAAATTAATAAAAATATTGACAATAAAAAACAGAGTTTGGAAGAGTTAACTGACAATATATATTTCTTGGTAACCGACCCAATAACTGAATTACAAGAATTAGGTATATTGAATAATATTAAAGATTGGGTGTCAAATATGACAAAACTAAACGTTAAGGACAATGTGAGTATATCTAGCAGAATCAAATTCAAATATATGGATATTATTGATATATGGAAGAAGCAAACAAACAGTAAAAACACTTAGAAAAAAACTAATATTATAGTATATTACTTTTTAATAATGGTAAAATCAAATATACAACCAGAACACATCGTATATAAAGAAAGTCGCGAAATAGATTCAGACGATATCGACCACGCAACAACAGTATATGATTACAAAGTGTTTGGAAAACATATTGAAATAGGGTTGGGTAACATAAAGCATACATATTCTGCATATAATGTAGTTTATTATTCTATTTATCTAATTTTAAATGATGAAATGGAATCGCGTATAGGTGTCGTTGAAATTAAGAACGAAGATTTAGTAAATAGTTTGGATGAAGATGGGGATTTTGAAATCGAAAAAGGAAAGATTCTTTTATTTGTGAACGAGAAAGAAATAAATGCTGTATTGAATATCGGCGATGAAAGTGATGATGAAAGTGATGATGAAAGTGATGATGGTTCTATACCCAAAATCATTATTGGTGAAGATATTGATATAAACGATTCAGATAATGAATCAGATAGCGAAATAATCGCACCAAAAATAGTAATAGGCGATGATGTTACTGATTTAACGATTTCAGATGAAATTATTTCAAAAATTACAAAAGAAAATAATAAAGATTTGGAAGATGGTATATTTGAAAAATTAAACAACTTTGAACGCCCCGAAACCTTACTTGAAGAAACAAAAGAACAAGCCTCCAAAATAAAGGAAGAATACAAAGATAGCGCAAAAAAAAATTGGATTTCGCGTTTTATGAAAAATGAAAATTATGAAATAATAGACAACGAAGGAGGGGGTGATTGTTTTTTTTCGGTTATTCGTGACGCCTTTTCACAAATTGGTAAAATAACAACACCAACTAAACTGCGAACATTATTATCGAATGAAGTAACTGTTAGTTTATTTCAACAATACCGAGATATATATGAAGGAATATATGGTATAATCAAAGAATTAAGTGCTACTAGAAACAAAATACGAAATGATATTAAAATATTGAAGAAACAGCGAGAAGCAGAACAAAATAAAGAAAATCCCAATAAGAATCATTTGGATGGAATAATCGATAAAGCAAATTTGTTAGTAAATGAATATAAATCATATGGAAAAGAAGAAAATGAAACGAAAAAAATGTTGGATGAATTTAAATTCATGGAGAATATAAAACACGTAGATGACTTGAAAGAATATATAAAAACGCGGAATTATTGGGCGGATACATGGGCGATTTCTACAATGGAACGATTATTAAATATAAAAATGGTAGTATTATCAAAGACCGCGTATATAGAAAAGGACTACGATTCAGTTATAAATTGCGGTCAATTAAATGATGACATACTAGCAGAAAACCCAAATGGTTTCAAACCCGATTTTTATATTATAACATCATATACTGGAAACCATTACACACTTGGTGAATATAAGAAAAAACGAATTTTCACATTTCCAGAGGTGCCATACAATATAAAAACCCTTGTAATCAACAAGTGTTTGGAACGTAATTCTGGACCCTACTATTTAATAAATGATTTTCGTAATTTAAAAACCAAATTGGGATTAAACGCAAATGAAGGAGAACCCATAGACGATGAAGATGAATATATGAAACGAGACTTGTATAATAATAAAACCGTTTTTATGTTTCACGCGAATTCAAATAAAAAACCCAAACCCGGCAGCGGTTCAGGTGAAATGTTATCGGATAGAAGCGTAGATTTTAATGAATTAAATAAAATAACAGACTGGAGAAAAAAACTGGATGATTCTTGGGAAGCGCGAATAAAAATAGATAATCATTATTGGAAAACGGTGGAACATTATTTACTAGGTTCTCAATTCAAAAAAGGATTTCCTGATTTTTATTTGAAATTTTCTTTGGACGACGAAGACAGTGAGATTGCCAAAAATTTAGACCTTGCAAAAATCGCAGGCGGTAAGGAAGGAAAAACAAAAAGTACTATTTTGAGAGAACCAAGTATTATTGTTGACCCGGATTATTATGAAGTAAGAGTCAATCCAAGACACGAAGAAGAAAGATATAACGCATTAACTGCTAAATTTACACAGAATTTGGACCTACGAGATGTGTTACTGGCGACGAAAGACGCAAAACTAACTCGCTTTTATCGAGGCAAAGAACCAAAAGTAGATATATTACTGATGCGTGTAAGAAAAGAATTGTAAAACACAAAAAATTGAATACTTTTTAACATAAGATATAAAAAGTATCCAACACAACAATCATGTTATCTTATAACAATAATCAATTATCCGCGCCTATGAGCATTCAAGTATGTATTCTCCCACGAGAGTACAATACATTAGAGTGTGCTAAAATACTAATCGAAGATGATTTACAGATCGCAAAGGTTAGTAGCGTTCGTATTATTGAAAAAACGATTTATAATCGTAAACTGCAATCAAATGTAACTATAAAAAAGGCGTTTATTGAAATTAGTGAATGGAATGACACAGTCGAAAGTATCCGGGTTCAAAATGAATTATGTTTGTTACAAGAAACAAAATATCAAGCGCAAAATTCATATACTATTTCATTAGGAGAGAACTTAAATATTACGTGGGAGAATGGAGAACCCATGTCACATATTTCGATTCGTGATGCAAAACCTGGTTCGGGTCTTCTTCATACTGAATCAAACAATAATACAAATTTCGTTACAAATAATAATGAGAACCCATATTTACTTACTCTTCAACCAGATGATTGGACCAGTCTATATATTCCAACGATTCCGCAAATGATGTATTTGAGTAATCCTGATACTACAATGTCAGTGTTTCAACCAAGTTATATGCGCGATTTTATTGAAAATGAATTAAAAATAGGTAAGGTTTCCAGAATCGATTTTGTTGAACGACGATTGGATAATGGAAATGCGACAAAGGGTGCGTTTATTCATTTTGAGAACTGGAATAATAACCATAAATCAAATGAATTAAGAAACGCACTGGATACTGACGGACAATATCGTGTAAAAGGGTATTATGATGGAACTAATATGCGTAACATTATAATCAAAAATGATAATGGAGATAAGGTAAATGGTTATTTCATCTTTAAAATCAATCACAAACCTATTCCGGAAGTATCTATTGAAATGAACGTGTCACAGTTAGTCGCTGCGAATAAGATATTAGAAGATAAAAACAAGGAAAAAGACGAAACAATCGCACTACTTCAAGCACAAATTTCGGAACTACGCACAACATTACCACTTACACCAAATTTATTGTAATCATATCAAAAACTAAAACAAAAAACAAAACAAAAAACAAAAAACTAAAAACTAAAAACTAAAGGGAAACCTTTTTTTACATGTTTGGGAATGGAAATATAGTCATTTGTAGGGTATTCATAGCATATTTCGTTACTTTATCACTTTCTTGTGTTAAAGTATATTCAATAACTTTCTGTGTCTCTGTTTCAAACAAATTAAACGCATCTATAAATAGTACATCATTATGTTTCTTTTTTATAAACTTACAGAATTGCAGTATTTTGTCATCTATTGCGTTATGTTGTCTATTTGGATAAGAAAAATTAATAGAACTATCGTTATATTTTTGACACCATATGATAAAATCGTTTAAATTATATAATAATAGAGTTTTTATAACATAATAGGATAGCACTGCGGTTTCTTCTTTATATAATGTATCTCGTTTCTTACACGAAATTTCAGTTAATGAAAATAGGTCAGTGTATTTCAGGTTATAATGGTTCATAATTTTTGAAACTTGAAATAAACCAAACTGAGTTTCTAATTTTAACATGTCGGTAACATCTGCCATACTAGTATTTATTTTGTCACTCTTTTCTTTGAAACAAACAATATGTAGGATATTGAGAACCTCGGCAAATGTTTCTGTATATGCTTCATACAAACGAACATCTGTATTGACCGGAAAAATGGTATTAATAAATTGGTCCGCCTTTGCATTATCAAATCCTGAAAAATCCATTCCCATGTTATGGAATGTTTCATGTATAAGAACTTTGAACCATTCTTCGTGTCTAAAAATATTAATTTCTGTACTTGTTTTACAACTAGTAGTAAATGCGGTATTCGCGTGTTCTTGTGAAATAACATTACTTTTAATCTCGGGTAGTGTTTTTTTTAGACTTGTAAAATATAAAAATATATTCATATCAATCGAACAATTGTCGGTTGCAAACGCACTAGCAACGTTTAACCAAGTATATATATATTGCACATACTCATTCAAATTAGGATATATGATTAAATGTAATTCTTTATCAATACAGAAATGTATATTAAATGTGCGCTCATTAACTTTGATAGTAGTTGTGTAATGTGACGTAATATATTTTTTAATGTAAGTTTTGATAGTATTAGGTATATAATCGAAATTTGTGCTATACATACTGGGTGTTGATTGGACGATATTATGTTCGGATACTTCAAACTGTGTGTTTTTCGCGACTTGATAAGAACTTTGAATCTTGCTTAATAATTGTTGTAAAAAGCCTTCTGTATTTGTGGTATATTGTATTTTCAATAAAGGCTCTGCTTCACCCATATTAAAGAACTTATATTATGGGTATAAAAAAATGTAAAAATTGAATTTATTTGTCCCGCGTATATAGAAGTATTAATTTACAAAAATGGGAATTAAAAATCTGAATAAATATTTATTGGATAAATGTAACAAAACATCCATACAGAAAATACATTTATCTAAAATATCTGGAAAAACAATTGCAATAGATACAAGCATTTATTTGTATCAATTTGTCAGCATGAACGCACTATTGGAGAACATGTATTTAATGATTTCATTATTGAAAAATTATGATATTACACCCATATTTATATTTGACGGAAAACCGCCTCCTGAGAAAAACGAATTATTGATGAAACGTTCGTATGATAAAAAAGATGCTGAAGGAAAATATAAATTGCTACAAAATAAGTTGGAAAATGAAACGGACCGTTCATTGCATAAACAAATTATCATTGAAATGGATTCATTAAAACGTCAATTTGTAAGGGTTTACTCAGATGACATAACACGCGTTAAGAAATTAATGAAAGCATATGGAGTTATGTATTATGACGCTATACGCGAAGCGGATGAATTATGTGCGTATCTTACAAATAAAAAAGACTTGTGGGGTTGTATGAGTGATGATATGGACATGTTCTTATATGGATGCAAGGTGATTTTAAGAAATTTAAGTTTAAAAAACCATACGATTATGATTTACAATACAAACGATATTTTGAATGACCTTGAAATGGACCCACACGATTTTTGTGAAGTAATGGTATTGTCTGGAACCGATTATAATATAACGTGTGACACAAATTTATTTGAAACAATGAAATGGTATACTGAGTATAAAATATATACCAAACAACAAGAACAATCACACGATAAATCAATTGATTTCTATATCTGGTTACTGAAGAAAACAAAATACATCAAAGATTATGGGTTGTTATTAAAAGCATATCGTATGTTTCAGGGAGAATTATTTGATGACTATGCGAATTCTGTATTTGAAATTTCAAAACAAATTAAGTTTGATATGGATATTGTCAACGAAATAATGAAAGATGATGGTTTCATTATTTCTTGATTGTGAGAATGTATACATTTTTTTACAACAATGATGATAAATAAGAACCCTTGTAATCTTCAATGCCTGTATGTGTCAAGTTAATTGTAACATCAATATATATTTCACCCCCCATTTGAGCCCAACGATTACAAAATAACCAGTCCTCTGACATATAGCGCCCATCTTCTACACAACAATCAAACAATGCGAATGCGTATTTATTTTCTATTGGTGTTAGAAATCCAACGTCATCTGTGTATTTGGTTGATGGGAATGAAACACTCATATTTCGGATAACACTGCGTTTTATCATCATAAACCCGGTCGCGACATGTTTCACTTCTGCTAAATTATCTTTTATGCTAAGGGATTTTTCATTATAATTAACATTATATTCGACTAATTTATGTTTTATTACATCAATGTCACTTATCTCATCTTGTATGAGTTGTCTATTTTGAGATTTACTCCATTGTTGAATACTTGCAGTATCGACCAAACGGTTCCAATTATAACTTTTCTTTGGATATACCCCACCAACAATGTGTTTGTCGGCGACAAGCAATTTTAAAATATCTTCTGGATTCCATTGAATATCGTTATCAATAAATAGGATATGCGTCATTTTTTCGTTATTCATCGCGCGTGCTACTAAATTATTTCTGGCACGCGATACTAAACTATCATTTTTACAAAATTCAATATGAAATTCAATATCTAACTTCCTAAATAAATCGGTTGTAGCTAAAAGAGAACATACATAATTTAAATGACAAGTGCCACCAAAACAGGGGGTTAAAATGTAAAGGCATATAGGTGTTTTTTGTAAATATTCTTTTACAAGTGGGTTTAAGTTCTTCATATTTTCATTTTCTACTTCATTTGGTATGGATTTGACTGTTTCATCAAATTCATCATCTATAATAATTTCATTCGTTTCTTCTACAATCATTTCTATGTTATTTACACCGTCCATATTGTCTATATTAGATATTGCGAAAAATATTATCCTATATTTACGAGGAACTAAAAGTATTTGAATAAATAGCACATTATTTGTTCAAATTTTTATTTGGGTTCATTTTTTTGTATTGTTTATAATTTTATCTCTTTTGTATTGTTTATAATTTTATCTCTTTTGTATTGTTTATGATTTTATCTCTTTTGTATTGTTTATGATTTTGACTCTTTTGTATTGTTTATGATTTTGACTCTTTTATATTTTTTATGATTTTGACTCTTTTATATTTTTTATGATTTTGACTCTTTTATCGCGTTTAAGCTACCACAGGGGTCTTGGGAAAGTGATGCTTCATATAACGCTGAAGATTAAAATAAGTCAACTCCTCATCCTTTCCAATATTAAGAAGCTTTGTTAGCTTGGCGTCGGGATGGATAATACGTCCATTATCCTTGTTCTTTAGACTGTGCAAGTTAATATATACGTTTAGCTCCTTGCTAACCTCGGTTCTTGCCATCATAGAACCCTTCTCCTTGCCTAGAAAAGTTGCTAGCTCATCACTGATTAGAGTGGGCTTGACAAAACCAGAAGGCTTGCGATTAGCGTTGTTTCTACGTCCCTTGTTAGCAGCCTTCTGTGCGGTCTTGATCTCGCGAACAGTGCTCTTCTCAAGAGTCTTAAAATCAGTCTTGATGGTTCCAAATAGACCTGCAAGCTGTTGAAGCTTGGCACCAAACTCTGCCATCTTAGCCGCCATAATATCAGATGCGACAGGCTCTGTAACCACGGGGGCATCTACTACGGGGGCATCTACTACGGGAGTAGGTGCGGGTACATCAACCTTCTTGGTGGCAACCTTCTTCTCGACCTTCTTCTCGGCCTTCTTCTCAGTAGTCTTCTTCTCAGCTCTAACCATCTTATTATATTATGTATAGACAAAACCTTTTTAAGTTGTTTTGTATTATAATATATATATTAGCACGAACGTGCAACGCATATAACAATACAATGACTTTTAATTGGCACTTATTGATTCGTATAACCATGGTAACGCATTTCGAGCGTCTACCGAGACTAATGTAAACGCTGTTAGCACGTGAAACGAACCAATTGTTTTGTAATCGTCGTTTATACCAGAGAAAATCATATTCTCAATAATTGTAATGCAAACATCCTTCATTTTATCTATATCAAATACATCGTTCATAATGACATCAATTACATCTGTGAATGGATTAAAAAACTGACATATATGTTGTTGTACTGTGCGAGATAATCCGGAACGATGATTCCAAATCGCAAATAAATTACGATATAACAATAAACACCTATGTGAATCTAAATTTGATAACCAATTGCTATTTGTATAATTTCCAAGTCGATCAAATTCAATGAAAATCGCTCTTATTCGTTGTTCTTGTGGTAGATTTCGCATATGAATTAATTCAGTATATTGTTGTTCTCTGTCATTTGTTATTCCAACTTCGGTGTCAATAAAATTGGTTTGTGGGCGGTTCAGTTTTTGTTTTGATGCTGATATTTTAAGTAAAGGGGTATTATTTTTTTTAAACTCGTCAAACAGTATAAAATTAATATTATATATATTTTTTATTTTGCGAATTACATCTGTAGAAAATTCCTCTCGCGTATATGGATTTTCATATTTTTTACTCTTTTCAAACATAGTTATCAAAGACGATATATTGAAACCATAAACGATTTTATTCGTATCATATACACTAAAAAATGATTCGACGTCTATTTCATCTAATGGTTCCATCGTACAAAAATCCATATTATTTACACACAATGAACGGTTATGTAGTGCTGGTCCGCGAGACACTATTGAATATTTTACTAACCATCTTCGAAGATGTTTCTGTATTTTTATACTTGATGTTATCCGTTCAAAATGTGTTCTAATTCTATCTATTAAGATATCTTTTGTACCACTTTTCCTAAGTTTGTATTGATTAATAACTACTTTTAGTTCATTCATTTTATAGTTAGCAAAAACAGTATTATTGGATAAATAAGTTTCATATGTTAATAATGGCTTATCTGGTTTCTTCTTCTCTGGTTTCTTTATTATTATATTTTCTACATCAGACACATTATTTGTTTTCATAATGTCAATCGAAAAAGATTTATTTATATACATTATAATTAGAAATATAGTTTTTGTATATTCAGTATTACAAATTGTGTTTATACTATTTTCGGTTTTTACAATAAATAATATCACTGTGAAACGGTCACCTGTAAAAAGTGAAAAAAAACAATGTATTTAAAAAATTGAATTAAAGAGGAGTCTATAGTTTATTGTATAATACATAACTTCTTTATTATTAAAATGTCATCTCGTTCTACACCTATTGTTTTGTCCGCCGATTCTTGGGACGTGGGGGCGGTTCGGTATATGCAGCCCAAGGTGAATGACCGCGGTGGAAAGTCTATTAACGTAATCAGCACGCAAAGTAATCGTTCACTACACGTTTCAACCCCATTGTTAATGACTTGGGGGATTTCTGACTATGTCGATGAAAAGGGTGAGTCGGATGGCAAGTTTAGTATGTCATTGACTTTTCCTAATAGTGATTACGCAACCGAGGCAACCACCGAGTTTCTAGATAAGCTCAAGGATTTCGAGAATCGTATTCTCGACGATGCGGTCAAGTATAGTGATGCTTGGTTTGGTGAGGATTTGTCTCGTGAGGTTGTCAAGCATAATTTCTTCCCTTTCTTGAAGTATTCAAAAGATAAGGTAACCAAGAAGGTTGATTACACCAAGTCGCCCAGTATTCGCGCAAAGGTTCCTAACTATGGAGGCAAGTGGAACGTGGAAGTGTATGATACTCGCCAAAATATGATGTTTCCTTGTGATAACGAAAATATGACCCCAATGGACTTTGTACCACCCAGAAGTAATGTAGCTTGTGTTCTACAATGCGGTGGATTGTGGTTTGGTGGAAAGGGATGGGGTGTTACTTGGAAGCTAAATCAGTGTGTTGTTAAGCCTTTCGTTCAAGAAACTGTCTACGGTAAGTGTCATATTAGTTTATCTGATAACGATATTCAAACCATCGAGCAATCCGCACCTGTGAATGATGAAGACGATATCGGTCAAGATACCGTCAAGGAAACGGTCACTACTACAATGGTGGAAGATAGTGACAATGATGAGGATGATGAATCAGTAACCGAACATATTGAAGATGTTAGACCAGTTGAAGATGTCGAACCGGTTATTGTAGCAGAACCAGTAACGCCAGTAAAGAAGAAGGTTGTTAAGAAGGTTGTATCTACACCAGTGAAGGAAGACACAGTTGAAGACCAACAACCGCCCACGGCACCCAAGAAGAAGGTTGTTAGAAAGAAGGTATCCGCCTAAATCATAAAACCAATTACAAAAAATACAAATCATAAAACCAATTACAAAAAATACAAATCATAAAACCAATTACAAAAAATACAAATCATAAAACCAATTACAAAAAATACAAATCATAAAACCAAAATAAACACACTCAAATGAGAATAATATAAAATAATATTCTCATTTTTTATTGACAACCTATATCATTGTTGAATTACTTATTCAAACTACACGTATATGAAACATAATATTACTTCTAGTAGACACGTCATAAATATCTTTTGTATTTATCCGCGATATACCACACTGGGATTTGGTTATGACTTGTTCGTCTACCATTTTTAAATCAGAAAGAGCAATAGAAAATGTTTTATTACCAATCTCAATTTCAATCACAGATAATTCCCATATATCTCCTATTTTGAAACTCTTGTGAATATGCAAGTTGTTATTGTGGTCAATCTCGATATTCTCGGGTAACATCGGATAACACTTTACATACATATCATTCCCATCATTGTCATATACCAATTCATTATGCCATAATGGAATTACATACAATTTTTCATTTACTTCTAATCGATATAAATTATTTTCAAAAAGATCATCTATTGTCGGGTTTAATATAATGCGTTCGTCATGTTTCGTTTTATTAGTGATAATCGCTTTTATATTTTCTAACAACTCGTCTGAAAAATGAAATGATTCCTTGTATTTGGTTATTAATGTAAATATCTTCAATAAGATTTTTTTATCCAACTTACTCAACGTATCTAATGCTTTAGTTTCACACGACCAAGATATACGTTGTAATATCGTGTACAATAAATTTTCTTCTTTATCGCGCGCCATAATACTCTTGATAAATGAAAATAAATAATCATTATAACTGGTTTCATCATTATAAGATGACTCGTCTGAAAAAATTGTATTCAATGGGTTCTCCTTGTTTCGCAATAAAAACTCATAGGATTCATTTACATTGCAAAACTTCATATTTGTTTCGTCTTTGTTTTGTAAAGGATTTTTATCAGGATGATATAATAATGCTTTTAAACGAAACTTCTTTTTCAATGTATTCACATCTAATTCTTTGGATGGGTCTATATCCAATGCCTTACACGCGGTTTTATAATTCATTCTCGTTATTCGCCTTCTCTGCTATATATAGCATTATATTCTCTAAATGATAAATCGGTCTATAATTATTATTGTAATATTTCAAGAATTGATATGTCTTTTGCAATACATTATTTACATCTTTTTCTTGAAATGAACCCTTCGTCGTAAAATAGGATATTATATACCATACACATTCACCGATATCTAGATTGTATGTTAGGATATCATACAATTTTTCACGAAAATTCATATAATCAATTTCTTCAATATGCTCTATTTCTGTAATAATATTATCACATATCGAATTAAATATATCGTTTGGGATTTCGTCACTATTTATCAGTAACGGAAAACTACGCATCTCTTTTAAATTCAATATATTTGGGGTGTTTATATCTTCTAGTATTTTGAAGTTGGTTTCTTTTGGCAGATTGTTCGTTGTGTTTTCTAACATTACCGTTCGAATTAAATTATGTTCCGGAATTTGATTAATATACTCCCCATTATTTCGAACTTTGAAATCATTTTGGTTTAATAACTCGACATATTTATCTCGTGATGGTCTTTGTACACGAACCATATAACACACATTTAAAATACTATCAGGTAAAAAACTTACTTGTTCACTCACTAATAGAAATTTAATTTTTGTTACTGAACTTTGATGGTTGTATTCCTGCATATAACTATAAAATACGTCCAGTAATTCCGAATTTATTGTATGGAAATTTTTACACATAATAATGCCGATTTTATCAGTCTTTAATGATACAATATCTACTATTTGGTAAAATATTTCGTGCCATAACTGCTTCGAATTACAACCCAACAATGACATATCTACTTCGTAATGTATATCACTAATCCTACAAACATACTTTGATTTATCCGTGGTTACTGTTAATTTTTTATCGTATTTTAATTCTGTTGGACTATATTTTTTTAACATAAAGAGAACCTGGGAATACTTACCTACCCCAGATGGTCCATAAAAACACATATTTGTAAGATGGGTTTTGTTTTTTGGTAGATTACAATATAACTGTTTCAATTCAGGATGCATATTATTCATATTCACAGAACGTATATGCTCGTCATAACTTGTTTCGTAATATTTCATTGTATAAGGATATAGTTGTTCTGCCTATATCTTTATGCGATTTGTTACGTATATCTTTATGTTTTGCTGGATATATCCCTATTCCTATCCCTTATTAGATATACGTATCTTCTGTATTACGTCCATAAATTCCTTCGATAAATATACGTTGTATGATGAAAATGATATTATATATATACATAACAAAAATATTGTTATACTACTTACCAGTTTGAGTTTTTCCGCCATATTAAACATATTTCTAAAAATAAAAGTTGATGTATCATTATTGTATAATACAAACAGTAAAACTATTATACACGCTATGAATGAAATTCCATAATCCTCCAGTCTGGTTAAGTCTGTTCGTTGACTTTTATTTAAACGTAAATCTCTTCCTTTTATTTTATACATACCATCTAATTTACCGAGTGTCAAATTCGTCAATATAAGTGAAGCGTTGTATAATAGAAGAGTACTTATTATAGACCCCGCAATAAATACTGAAAAATAATTTACACTATTCTCACGCGCATATGTCATCTTATATAGTTTGATAGTCACATACCCTGTAAATATGATATTAATAAATGTTAATACACTATTCGCGGTTAAATTTATTTCGGTGGTCTTAAGATAATAAAAACATATTACATATAATATTGTAAATATAAAATAGTCTATTTCAATTACAGCATCTGCCATATTATATTATTATTTACAATAGTATGATATTTTCTTCATCTGTTACTTCGTAATTTTTACTTTGTATGTTTCATATAACCATTCTTCTAATAATTCTTTTTCGCATTCCAAGTATCCTCCTTTGAATTTCTTTAAATTATAAAACTCGGGTTTTTTCATGTCGGGGCGTTTATAATATACATATGCACCAAATTTACCTTTGCGAATGCTCGTATTTTCATTGACTGCCCGTAAAACATTGCGCTCTTCTTTATCCGGTTCGTCGGCAGTAATTAGTTCAATTACATCATCTATTGTAATTTCATCTATACTTTTGAGAACATTTTTTATACCTATTTTTTTTTTTTCATACTCCACATATAAACCGTATGGACCTCTTTTTATTATCACCTCTTTTTCATTATAAGTACCAAGAGCATACTCTCTCACTTCAACTAAATCATCTAACGTATATTCTTTTTGTTTTAATTTTTCTAAATCCAAATTCATATCTTTCTTTACTGACAAAAATTTATTTTCGTTGTTCTCTTTATAACTAATCACCGGACCGTATTTTTCGAATAACAAAACGTGTTTCTCATCTATTTCATATGTTTGTTTTGATATATTATCTATTGGTTTTGATAATTCCTTTATCTCATTGTAACAATTCTTGCATATCAACGACCACTCGTTTAATACACCATTTGATATATCATCTAATTGCAATTCCATATTTTTTGTATATTCATACGAGAACATCGTATCATAATACCTTATTAAAAATTCTAAAATTAACACACCCAATGGTTGTATTGTCAACTTGTTTTTTTCATTTCCCATTTGCTTTTTGATTTCTTTTTTTATAATTTGAGAACCTTGAAGTGAATATTCTTCACATAGGATTGATTTTCCTTCTATATCTTCGCGATTTACATATCCACGCTGTTGCAGTGTATCTACTATACTCGCAAATGTTGATGGACGACCTATGCCCACGCCCTCTAATTTATTAATCAAACCGGCTTCTGTGTAGTGAGACTGTTTGTTTGTAAATGTCATCTCACTATGTATACTATTGTATTTTACTTCCCTCAGTTCACTTGTTTTAAAGAACAATAGAGAACCTACCTTTTTATATGGTTCTTCTTTTGCCCGTTCGTCGCCTATTTTTTTCCATCCCAACAAAATGGGTTCTTCCACTGTATATATATAATTCATTTCATTCGGTGCGCTTATTTTCACGTCTGTTACCTTTATTTTCGCATCAGACATGCAACTTTCAACTGTATTTTTCCAAATCAAATTATACATTGCTTTTAGTCTACTATTTTCACTTTGTATAGCAATAGCAGATAATTGGGTTACACGGATTGCCTCATGGGGATTTTTGGAATCTTTATTTTCGATATCTTCTGTATTTCCTACCAATTTTTCATCATTCCATTTATTCATAATATATTTTTTTGCTACCTCTATAAATACCTTTGAATATTGTTGGCTTTCCGTCCTCATATACGTAATATATCCCGCCTGGTATAGTTGTTGACATAGATTCATTGTGTCTTTTGGTGAATAATGGAGAGTATTATTCGCAACCTGTAATAAACGAGATGTACTGAATGGTTTGGGAGCAGTTCTTACTGATGTCTTTGGAGAACCAATTGACAATACATGCTTATGTTCCTTTGATTTTTCTAAAAATGATAATACATCTTCCTTTGTTTTTAAACATTTGTTCAGTGTGAACTGGTAATCGTGCGTAAAAAATAATCCATATAGCTTATATTTCTCTTCTATCACACTTCTTTTATTTTCTTCTTCGTTGTCATACACCAACCTCAGTGCAGGAGTTTGACACCGTCCTGCGGACAAAGAATTGGATTTATCGTTATATAAATACTTCCATAAATACGGCGATATCTTGTAACCAACCACTACATCCAATACTTGCCGGGCAATTTGAGCGTTCACTAATTTTTGATTTACAAGAGTCGGGTTTTCTACTGCTTCTTGTAACGCAGTTTTGGTTATTTCGCGAAATAAAATACGCTTTGTTGTATTTACATCCAAACTAAACACTTCACATAGATGCCAAGCGATGGCTTCACCTTCTCTATCATCATCAGTCGCAAGTATAATATTCTTCTTTGAGAACATCGAAATCGCCCCGCGCATTTTATCCACGTGTTCTATTTTATCTTTTAACATCGTAAATTTTGGGGCAAATGTGTCCTTTGTATCTATTGATTTTAACCCTGTAATCGTGCGAATATGACCGCACGAAGCTATGCATTGGTAATCTATTCCTAAATACGATTCTATTTTCGCACACTTCGAGGGAGATTCGACTATAATTAAATATGTCGCATCCACGTTTTTCAATATATCATTTCGTGGTTTTGAACTTTTATAACCTTTCTTATAATATTTTGGAGGCATTTGAGAACCTTTTACATAAATATAGAATCTAAACTCTATATTTGTTTTTTCATGTGTTATCGTTTATGTATACGGTTTTCATATCAAAAAATAAAATCAGTTTCATCGATATATTTGTAAATAAATCCAATAAATTCGCTAACAGTTTCTATCGTACTTTCTAAATATTTCATTATATTGCATAATCGCATTTGACAACCTTTGCATAAATGCGGAATATAAACTCTATATTTATTTTTGTATACACATTAATTTAGCAAAATATTTGTTGTTGTATTTTTTATCAATATAATCAGAAATCTCAAATAATACCTCATATACACCATTGAAGATGTAAAATGGGACAAAACTAAAATAAAATAAAACGAGATATTATACTATGTTTCTAAAACACAAAAAAACGACCACAAAACAAACAAAAACAAAACAAAACAACAAAACCAAAAAACAAAACCAAAAGGGAGGTGCTGTTAATGTTAATAAACAATTCCGAACAGCCATTGGGAATTTTTTAAGCCATAAAACAAACCGTCTCATAAAATATAAGGGACCTATTAATACGTGGGATGTTAGTCAAGTTACCGATATGAGCCGTATATTTTTTAAGGCCACAGCATTCAACGAAGACATTAGCAAATGGGATGTTAGAAATGTTGAAAATATGGAAAGTATGTTTGAGGGTACCACAGCATTCAACACAGACATTAGCGAATGGGATGTTAGCAACGTTAAAAATATGAGAAATATGTTTAAGGGTGCCAGATTCGACGGGGATATTAGCAATTGGGATGTTAGTAAGGTTACTAATATGGAAAGTATGTTTTCTTATGCCACAGCATTCAACGGGGATATTAGCAATTGGGATGTTAGTAAGGTTACTAATATGCGCGATATGTTTCATCGTGCCGAAACATTCAATCAAGATATTAGCGAATGGAATGTTGGTAAGGTTATAACGATGAACGGTATGTTTATGGATGCCCATAAATTCAACCGGAATATTAGCAAATGGAATGTTGGTAAGGTTGTAGATATGGATTTAATGTTTCATACGGCCACCGCATTCGACCATTCACTAGAACCTTGGGGTAAGAAGCTTGGCGAAGAAATAAGTCATGAAGATATGTTTACGGATGCCCCTAACCAGAAAACAAGACGTTATACGTGGTATAATCCTCAGTGAATGCGTTGTTTTCATAGATACAACCGGAAACCATCTAATGCGTTCCGTTCGTATTACAAAATGAACACGTTATTTTGTAATGTTTCTAGTGTATTAGAAAGTATACCCAGATTTTCAAGGCTTTGTGACATCAACCCCATAATATATTAGTAGTAGTCGTCTGGGTATCTTTATGCCTTTGAATTATGGACGTATCATCAGGTCCACACTTTTTTGTAAGATACTCTGGCGAGTTTTTATTATCTCTTCCTTGGGTATTCTTTCCAATTTGTTCTGTATTTCATCGAAATTATCCAATATGTGCTGAATTGTCGGTATAATTTTGTCATAATTTTCCCACATAACACATTCTCTTATATCGAGGTCATTTACTCGTGTACTCATCTCCGAGAGTATTAGTTTGTTCGAAAACACCAATCGGTCACACCGAATATGTTGAAATATATTATATACATTAAATAAATGAATATTTACAATGATCTTACACTTTTTTATTAATTCGTCGCGTTGCTTCTTCCATCCTATTATATTTATTGATTTCCATTCTTGTTTACATACTTCTTCCCAGACCTTATTTCTCTTATATTGCACACTGCTATCAACTGTTTCACTCACTTTATTATACGCACCTATCATACCTACATCGTAGTCATATTCATGTTCAGTATTATATAATATACAAAAATCATTGGGATGATATTGGTAAGGAAGATGTATCACAGAATATTTGTATTTGGGGCGATTCTTTTTGATATAGTCGTTTATAATTTCTATATTGACTACACTATAATCCGCAATGCGAACACCCATATCTATCATATCCATTACGTGTTTGTAACGGGTGTGTTCTGTCAGGTTCTCTACATTCAAAAATATAAACCGAGGGTTTGTTAGAACCTCGACATTGCTATCTAACGACAACCACATTTGAGTGAATACTACTATATCATTTGTATTTTGGAATTTGGAAGAATCAAAATCACTTGATTCGATTATTTCATCAAACATCATCAAAGTCTGTATATAATCATCTAATACCCGCATATTTTTTTTGTATACTAATATAAATTTTCGATTGCGTTTAGGTCTAAATATATCCATAAAATTGAATTATAATTTGGAATCATATATTATATCACAAATACAAACGAAACGACTTGATAACATGACATTAACACTCACTCTACACGACCGCGATTATACTTCTTGGTCGTTTCACGACCAAGACACAAATATCGAATATCCCATTCAAAGTATTCCATCAGTCAACCCATTACAAGAAAAATTACTTCACGGGGATAGGATTACTATTGATAATAATGGAAGAATGAACGATTGCGTTTCCCCAATAAAGGATTCCAATGCGTCTATACCCGGAATTCTCATATTGGATGGAAATAAAACATACGGTCGAACTCCTAACAAAAAACGTCTCTATTATAAATGTATCCCATTCGATACAAAACTCCCTATTTTCCTTGTTCCGTATAATTTATCTATTGGCTTCTCAAAAACAATCGCTAATAAATATGTTCTATTTACTTACGACAATTGGAAGAATACACACCCACTCGGCACATTATCAGAAACAATTGGTAATGTCGATACCGTCAGTGCGTTTTGCGAGTATCAACTCCATTGTAATAGTCAAACTCATTCCATTAAACAATTTAACCGGGCGATTCAACAAATTATTTACGATAATACAGAGGACGCATGCGTTGACAGAATATTACAGAACAAACGTTTCAATATTGAAGACCGAACACACGAGTATGTGTTTTCGATTGACCCTCAAAATAGTGTTGATTTTGATGATGCGTTCAGCATTCAATCCTATCTAAATGACTCTACTTTATTTCGGGTTTCTATCTACATCGCAAATGTATATGTGTGGTTAGAAGAATTTGATTTGTGGGACCAACTCACCGACCGAGTTTCGACGATTTATTTGCCCAACCAAAAATACCCGATGATACCCCCTATTATGTCAGACCATTTATGTAGTCTTCACAAAAAAACGAAACGATTTGCTTTATGTATGGACGTTGTTGTAAACCAAGACGGAGAAGTTATCTATGATATTCCGTTCCAATATAAAAACGTTATGATATCCGTGTGTAATAATTTCGTATATGAGGAAAAACGCATGCAGGAAAATATACATTATAAGCGGATGTATGACATTACGCAGAAAATGGATAATACTATTACAGATAGTCACGATTTGGTTGCGTTTTGGATGATATTTATGAACTCACATACGGGTTCTCTTATGAAACAAAACAAAATTGGTATATTCAGAACAGTTAATTATATTTCTCCACACAAAACCGTCGCGCAATCATTCAATCAATCTACATTACAATTTATTCAATCCTGGAAGAATACATCCGGACAATATACTGTTTATAATGAAAACAGAGAACTTACACACGATATGATGAATAAAGACGCATATATCCATATTACCAGTCCCATTAGACGAGTTATTGATTTAATAAATCAAACTATTATAATGAAACACCTTCATCTCATCTCGCATACCAGTGAGAACTCTTTGCAATATATCAACACGCAATTAACTAATATGGATAATATCAACATTAATATGAAATCGATACGAAAAATACAAAACGATTGCTCTTTGTTACATCAGTTCACGATTGATAACAACATTGTCGACCGTGAATTTAACGGTATTATTATTGAAAAGGAAATGGTAGAGAATAAACAATTTAATTGCACGGTATACATTGAAGAATATAAACTCATATCGCACGTTATTACTTCAGATGATGTAGATATACATACCCGCGTCCCTTGTAAGCTATTCTTATTTCAAGACGAATACAAACTCAATAAAAAAATACAATTACAACTTCTGCTTGAGTAAAAACTACAAATAATGATATTCTTTGTATTTTTTTACATTCTCCGCTTTTTCTCGTTCAATATATTTCGTATATCCTGCGGATACAAAATTTTTCTTCACATAATCTGTCCGGTTCATTGTATTGTAATACTGGTAATGTTTGTATCTATACATTTCTGGAAATACGCGACTTTCTGTTATTGACTTTGTATACAGAATATTCGTGTTTGTATTTCTTTCAATCTTATGTTCCACGATATTTCCGTGATTGCTATTCAGATAATTGTGTTTTGTTTGAATTTTCATTTATTACTTTACTTAGTATTAGTGTAGATTTTCTTCACACGAAAAGGCAAAAAAAAATATAAATTTAAAAAATATATAATATTTACTTATTATATATTGGATGACGACATCGTTTTTTAATAAATATACTGACTCAAATAGTGGTTTCATTTATTATCAAATTCCCGAAAATACTATATTATATAGAGGTGATTCTAATCCAAAGTTTAATCCAAATCAACTTTTAAATATTCCTTTATTTTTTGGATTAAATAATGAAGATGTAGAACAATATGGAGTAGTTTATAGATATAAACTATGGTGCCTTTACAGTTATTAGCTTTAGATGGACATAATCCATCTTTTTTTGATAATGTTCCTGCGAATATAAAAACTATATTAAATGAACAATATGGATTTAATGATAATGAACGTCGTCGCAATTCAGATAATACAAAAGATAAATTATTAGTAACATATATTTGTGAAAATGGATTTAGTGGTTATGCTAATGATAGAATGAATCATAATGATCCAGGTAGAGGAGATTTTCATAAAGAAATTGTTATTTGTGATATTCATAATATTGAATATGATGGGAAAGAAGAAATTTCAAAAGAAAAAGAAGAATCAAAACATTACGACCATTTATTACAAAAAATAGGCAATCCAGGTAGAAAAAAAAAGAAAAGATATGACGACGAGAATTTACAAGATACGCATTCTTTTTCATTTGGCTCCAGTTTATTTGATAGTCCTCCTTCGTCTCCTGGAAGAGGTAAATTAGCTTTTGGTGGAAAAACAAAATCCAAAAAAACAAAAAAAAATAAAAGAAAAACTATCAGGAAACGAAAATCTAAGAAACCTAAAAAATATGCCAAATTAGACATTTAGGTAGAAAAAATACAATTACAACTTCTACTTGAGTAAAAACTACAAATAATGATATTCTTTGTTTATTAGCTGTGTCATAATAGTTGAACGTTTCTCTGACATTTGTCTATTTTTATCAGGATGATACTTCAATAACAATTTATGTTTGGCACGTCTCTTTGTAAGTCCTTCTTCACGAGTTAGCAAATTAAACTCCGTTTTCAATTGCGATGTATCGGCGCATTCTTCTTCTTCTTCTTCTTCTTCTTTCTTCTTACGTTCTTCTTCTTCTTTCTTCTTACGTTCTTCTTCTTCTTTCTTCTTACGTTGTGCTTCTTCTTTCTTCTTACGTCGTGCTTTGATTTCGTCTAGTTCTTTTTCCAATTGAGCTCTGTGTGCTTTGGTTTCGTCCATTTTTTGTTGTAATTTCACTTTTTTTGCGATTTGTTCCTGTTTGTGTATTTTATTTTTGATTGCTGCTTCGGTTCGTTTTTTCTCCCTTTTTTTATTTTTGATTGCTGCTTCACGTTGATTTTCCTTTTCTAATTCTTGTTTCTCTTCCGCACTCTTATACGACGGGTCTAATACCTTGTGCCACATATGTTCGGTGTTTATCTTGGCTTTCTGGTCATCATTTAGATTTCTGTTTGTTTTCAATTCGTTAATGTATTTAAGTATTTTTTTTGCTTTTCTCACTTCTTTTTTTCTGGATATATCCATATCTTCATTGACATCTAATTTGTTGTAATAGTTTGACATATTGTATATGATTTGATTATTTGGTTACTGAGAACATATACTCAATCAAATCATTCAATTTTTGTCGTTAGTTTACAATTTGTAATAGGGTTATCTGTTACTACTTCACAAATGTATTCAAAATATCAATAAGTATATTTGTGTAACAATATAGAAATACTATCACTAATAATATATATACACCATGTTTGGATATACTCTATTTATTATTACGATTGTTAACGCGTTTGTTTCTTGTAACGCGAATTTTGAACCACTATTTGAAAAGTGGGCAACTCAATTTCATATTAATTTTCGCGACGTTGAACATCGCGGACGTATTTTGAATAACTGGGTCGGAAACCACAAATTTATTGAAACTGAAAATAACAAAAACAATACTTATACTCTTGGACACAATCAATTCTCCGGCATGAATTCAGACGAATTTAGCGAATATCTTACATTATTTGAAAACAATCACATTCACGTCAATCCTGCTGATACTAAGAAGAAGGTTGACGAAGCAAAGTGTTGGATATCTTGTGTAGAACATAGAAACGATGTTTCGAAACTTGATACCGTCAAGTGTGTAACCAGTTGTTTGGATACTCATGTCCTCTCAACAACAACTCCTACATCGATTGATTGGGTATCAAATGGCGCCGTTACCCCCGTGAAGAACCAGGGACAATGTGGGTCTTGTTGGAGTTTCTCTACTACCGGGGCTCTTGAGGGTGCTTACTTCATTAAGTACGGACAACTTGTCTCTTTCTCAGAGCAACAACTTGTTGATTGTGATACACGCACAAATGGCGGCAAGGATATGGGATGCAATGGTGGTTTGATGGACAACGCATTTTCTTGGATCGAAAAGAATGGTGGTCTATGCTCTGAAAGTGATTATCCTTACAACTCCGGAACTACTAAGAAGTCAGGTTCATGTGATACATCCTGTCAGGTTGACACTAAGAGTGATGTTTCTAGTTTTGTTGATGTCACATCTAATTCTGATAGCACTATGATGGACGCACTCGCACAACAGCCCGTATCAGTTGCGATCCAGGCGGACCAACAATCTTTCCAATTATACAAGTCGGGTGTTTTCACCGGTGCTTGTGGAACCGGTCTAGACCACGGGGTTCTTTTGGTTGGATATGGCACTATGGATGGAAGTGACTATTATAGAATCAAGAATTCGTGGGGCACTACTTGGGGTGATGATGGGTTCATTTACATCGGCAGAGGGTCTCAGTTTAACGACGGAAAGGGACAATGTGGTGTCCTAATGCAAGGCAGTTATCCTGTCCTATAAAAACAAAAACAAAAACAAAAATAGTGTAAAATACCATTTTGGAAATTCAAACCCCAATAAAAAATATATACATTCTTTTTATTGGGATTTTATTGAAATACTAATTTTAAATATCATCAACGTCTATTTCATCATTTTGTTCTGTCTTGAACTGTTCTATATTCTTCAATACCTTCTTGGAAACCAAGTCTTTCAGTTCATCGTCTTCCTCCTCTTCTGCTTCCTTGTCGCAGAAATCAATAATATCATCTTCAGTTGACTGTTTCTGTCCGAATGACGCGTTTTGTAGTTGTTTTGATAATACATTTGAAATTTTTATAGTTGGGTGTTCCTTTAATTGTTTCACTTCGGAATCGTTATATACCGTCATTACGTCGCAATTCTTCTTATCGCGCTCCCATTCACGTAGTCCAACCAACATTATTGTATTTATCGCGATTAAGTTATGGCGCTTGTTCTTTCCACGAAACTTTCCAGGAATATGACCCATCAGCGTCTCGCCTGTATCCAGTGTTACTCGACACATACCATTTCCTAACATCGCATCCACGCACGCAAACTGTTCTAGTTCATCTTCAGGTAAGCGAATGCGACCATTTCCAGTGTTACGAACGTGCTTTCTCGCGAGCCCCTTTGTCTTTGTTCCACCTGTTGTATTCTTTACCATTGTAAATTACGTTATTATGAATGACATTAGAGCACTTTATTTAATTCAATTTTTTTACTTTCTTCGCAAAAATATATAAAAATTTCTTTCCATATATAAAATAGGTTTAAATATGGAAAACTTGGTACAAAATGAATTCGAACTCAAGGTTCTTCATATGAAAGATGGAAATACACAAATGTATGTCGACCAAATTGCCAAGATAATACAAGAAAAACAATTGAAATTCGATGTAAAATATATTATAGACAATACATTTGACACTACACAAACTGACATGATTGGTGGACATAATGATAACCATACGTATCCATATATCGAATTCGAAAAACGTCTTGATAATATATTGTCGATATTTGGAACAAACGCAACAAGTGACGATGATTATAAAAATAATACAATCACTTCTATCTCAAATGACTCCAAAGATACTACTTCTATCTCGATTGAGTCCAAAGATACTAATTCTACCATTCCCATTGATACAGAAACAGATACATCAAACGATAATATTACAGCACCTTCTGATTATTTTTCGTCTCTTGTAAATAAACTAAAATATGATGAACCGATAATTGAAAATGATCTGGATACTAAACCAGATGAGAATGAAACAAATCACATAAACAACACAGATAAACAAAAATATGACAAATATTTAGTCGATATACCTAGCAATTATCAAGGAATATTAATCATCAAACTTACTGTCTTTGTTAACCCACGAGAGAAAATACTTGAAGGTAATATTACACAACTGCACGATTGGTTAAGATTATAATAACCCGAGTATATTATTTCAAAATATACGCAAGGTATGAAAAGACCTAAACTTTGAATTATTTTTTTGGCGTTAACCGTGCCATTTTAAATCTTCAAAGGTGTATACATTGACTGTGATATATTATTGTATATCTTTACAGAACCGAACATGCTAAAAAATATATCATCCGGTTCTTCACGGTCAAGCTATTACACCGACCGAAAAAGAAAGAGAAAGAGATGGGGTTAAAATCCATCGTGATGTTTGGTTATAGTATAAGTAAAGTTATTAGTATAATGTATAATGTATAATGTATAATGTATAATGTATAATGTATAATGTATAATGTATAATGTATAATGTATAATGTATAATGTATAATGTATAATGTATATAGCATAAAAAAAGCAGAAGGCTGGTGAATGTGTGTATAGTGTAAAAAAAAGGGTGGTGGGCCCTAATTAGTGATGGTGATGGTGATGGTGATGGTGATGGTGATGGTGATAGTGATAGTGATTAGTGTTCTGGTGTGTATTGTGACATTTTTGCCAATGCGATTAAATCTCCTTCATCTAAATATGCCTCGTTTGAGAGTTGGACTGTGTTAGTGTTCTTGTCTTCTGATTCAGGTTCGTTCTTCTCCTGGGTACCCTTCTTGGCAGTCTTCTTGTCAGTCTTCGGGACAGTCTTCTTGGCAGTCTTCTTGGCAGTCTTCTTGGTAGTCTTCTTGGCAGTGTCTGCGACTTCTACAACGACTTCATCCGCGACTTCTACAACGACTTCCTCTTCGACTTTCTCTTCGACTTCATCCGCGACTTCATCCGCGACTTCATCCGCGACTTCTACAACGAGTTCCTTTTCGACTTCTGTTACGGTTACTTCGGTGTCGGGCTCGGGCGCATTTTGTAATTCATTAATTACTTTGGCATTTGCTTGCTTACGACGAGAGACGGTTGTTTTATTTACGCACGCATTCGCATCACGCAATGCCTTCTTTTCCGCCGCTTTGGTCGCTCGCAATGCCTTCTTTTCCGCCACATTCGCATCACGCAACGCCTTCTTTTCCGCCGCCTTGGCATCACGCAAGTGCTCGGTTTCCTCGGCTTTACGGTCACTGATACGTGTCTTGATAGTTCCTTCTATATTTTTCTTGTTTTCAAGAAAATCGTTCACCATTGAACGCTTGGTATCTACATCATCAAAGATAAGTTTTTCGAAGAGTTCGTCGATTGTAATATTTTTATTATTTTCCATTAGATACACGCCAAATTGAATAAACTTATTCAACTTCTCTTCCAACTTGTTATTTTTATTTTTATTTTTATTTTTGTTTTGGGGAGGGGCTTCTGCTTCTTCGTCTACTACATTGTCGACGGATGATTGTTCTGGCACTTCTTCCGTGTGTTGGACGTTTGTATCGTTGGAAACGATAGCAGACATTTGGACTGTTTCGATAGCTGACATTTTGATTGATTGATTAATTTACTTAATTACTTATTGTTGTTTGGTTAATGAGAACATAGTTGTAAAAAAATCATTCAATTTTTCATTTTTTCTTGTTTTTTCTCGGTTTTTGCGTGTTTTCTATCATTTATCGATATCCTACTCATTTATCGATATCCTACTCATTTATCGATATCCTACTCATTTATCGATATCCTACTCATTTATCGATATGTATATATTTGGTTATTAGTATACACATATCATTTTTATCTTCTTTTACTACTCGTTGAGAACCTCGTTGAGAACCTCGTTCTCTACTATAACAATACTATCTTCATTCCACAGTTATCACCTTGTTTCCCTTCTTGATTGCCTCTAAAAATTGTTTCTGTAAATCCATCATTTGTTTTTGCAATTCACCCTTTTCTTCGTCTGTTTTTCGCCGGTCTTCTTCGTTTCTTCGTTGTTGTTCTTCGGTTCTTAGTTGTTGTTCTTCGGTTCTTCGTAACAATTCGTTTTTTTCTTCTTCATTCTTCAATATTAATTCTTGAAACATAGTATTTTGCTCTTGATATAAAGCATTTTGCTCCAATAACACAGTTACTATTTTATTTGTAGGTTCTGGTTCTGGTTTGTCGCGCGTATTATCTTCTTTTAATTGAGAACATTTTTTTTTGTGAGCGCATAACCCTTGACGATGCTTATATTCTTTCCCACATACACACGAATAAGAGTTATGTTTTGTATTTAAACGTGCATCATTTGTAATCATTTTATGCTTTCGAGTGTCTAAATGAGATAGATAGTTGTGTTTTTTGCTCGTATAGAAGGAACAACATTCACACGAATAATTATTTGAAGAATTTGTAAGGGTTTTATGCTTACGAGTTGTAATATGGCGAGTATAATCCTTTTTATTCGCACTATAAAAGTCACAACTCTCACATATGAACCTTTTTACATCTGTTACATTATTGACAATAGCTGAATTTTGTATGTGTTTTCTGGTAGTATTGTGAACTTCCTGTGTTTTACTACTATGAAAATGTATATTACATTTATCGCAATAAAAAATACTCTTTTCCTTTTTTGCAACATCATTTACAATTTTAAGCTTCGGCTTCGACAATGGTTCAATACTATTTAGTGTTGCTTTGTATTCTTCAAAATACTTTTGTTCCTGTGTTTTAGCACCTAACAAATTATCACAATTATGAAATGCTATAATATCCATTTTCCAATTATCCCAACCGGCATTCTCTCGTATGACCTTATATAGCTTACATTTATAGTTAGCACTTTTAACATTATTACACCCTTGTTTATGAGCGCATCTTCGTTGAACGAAGTTAGTAGTATGCCCGATATATAAGTCATTTATTGATGGGTCAACGCAATAAATTTTGTAAAATATAGTATTTGAATAGTCCATTTGTATAATATTATATATATACATTTATATCGGTTTTCTATACCAATATTCACACTTACATCACAGTGATTACTTTACTACCTATTTTGATTGATATCCTACTCATTTCTCGATATCCTACTCATTTCTCGATATCCCACTCATTTCTCGATATGTATATATTTGATTGTTAGTATACACATATAATTTTTATATGATTTCATCCAATGAGAGAACCTGGTTCTCTACTATAACAATACTATGTTTCTTCATTCCACAGTAATCACCTTGTTGCCCTTCTTGATTGCTATGTCATCCAGTATGTTTGTAAATATCTTATTTCGGAATATAGGTTCGTTTCCATTCAATCTGTTATTCCCCAAACAAACCGCGCTATATTTGATTCCTTCCTCGACCAGTGGTCCCTCCTCCTCGACATGTTCCGGGTTCTCTTTCATCCATTGATACATCATCCTTTGGTAGGAAAGGTCAATCCTCCTTACAATATTCTTGGTTTTCTTGTTCTCAATATCCTTCGCCCATTTATCATTTTCTTTTACATAGATTACCTCTCGTTTTACATCCGTACATTGAAGTGGTCGGTTGTGTGGTTCCAATTTATGAAGTTCCTTTCGGAAGATATCAGTGAGCCCCGTAATAAACCCCACTTCGCCCGTATTCACATAATCCTGCGAGGTTAGTTGGATGGATTGCAAGAATTCGTCCAGATTGATTGCATCCTTGCACGTTTCATTCAAATAAAACTGTAAATTGAACTGGTTGTTATTGGTATTGTTACTATTATTATTGTTTATTGTGTTGCCGAGAGAACCATTCTTGATTGCCTCTAAAAATTGTTTCTGTAAATCCATCATCTGGGACTGCTGTTCCTCGTTTCTTCGCAATAATTCATTTTTTTCTTCTTCTGATTTGCGCTGTTGTTCTTCATTCTTCAATATTAATTCTTGAAACATAGAATTTTGCTCCAATAACACAGTTACAAGTTCATTTTTTGGTTCTGGTTCTGGTTCTGGTTTGTCGCGCATATTATCTTCACGTAATTGAGAACACTTCTTTTTATGATTGAACAGGGTTTGTCTATGTTTATATTGTTTTCCACAACCACAACTGTATGATTTTAACAATGGTATGTCAGTATTTGTAAGGTTGTTGTGTTTACGTGTAGATAAATGTTTATTGTAATTATATTTTGTATAGCAGGTAACGTCACAACTTATACATTCATATATTTTTGCTACTTTAAAAAGATTTATGTCAGTATTTACTGAATTATTGTCAGGCATCTGTAAGTATATTATCCTTACATATTTATTCTCTAAATCATTTGCCCCGAAAAGGACTTATTTACCAAAAAATGATGCAGTGATAAAAATCGACTCAAATATCCAATTTAAAGCATATTGCAGTGAAGTGAAAAAAACACCTATTTGTAAAAAGTCGAGCCCGATTTTCAAATCTGGACATTTATAAATGTCCATTACTGAAACTCCATTTGCTTTTTCAATTTACGTTGTTTTTTGATGGGTATATTATTATTGATATTATTATAAGAATACTATGTTTTTACTATGTTTTTACTATGTTTTTACTATGTTTTTACTATGTTTTTACTATGTTTTTACTATGTTTTTACTATGTTTTTACTATGTTTTTACTATGTTTTTACTATGTTTGAATCAGGTTCTCTATTAATGAAAAAAGAAAACTATAATAGAATAGGAAACGCCATTGTTGTAGAATAACAAACGTCATTGTTGTAGTGATTTCTGGATTGCCTCTAAACATTTCCACGCAAATGGGTCAAAAATTCCAACGAAAATGGGTCAAATGTCACACTAACCTGGCTCAAAATAAGAAGAAATAACAAACGTCATTGTTGTAGTGATTTCTGGATTGCCTCTAAACATTTCCACGCAAATGGGTCAAAAATTCCAACGAAAATGGGTCAAATGTCACACTAACCTGGCTCAAAATAAGAAGAAATAACAAACGTCATTGTTGTAGTGATTTCTGGATTGCCTCTACAATTTTTCACACAAATGGTTCAAAATCACACAACTGGGTCAAAATCACACAACTGGGTCAAAAATTCCAACGAAAATGGGTCAAAATCACACTAACTTGGGTCAAAACATCCCAACACAAAAGTTGAATAACTTTTTCTATATCAAGATAATCCAAATAACTATTTCTATCAAAATTAAAAATAAAATAAAATGCCGTGTGCGATTTGTCACGAATTGGGTCATACGAGGACCACTTGTCAGAGCCCTCTTATCGATGAAGGTGTCGAACAAGTTGTACGTGTAATCATAGATAATGTGAATACATTATTATCGTTAATAACCGACCTTCCGCATGGCGTCACTCATCGAAAAATGGGAACAAGAATGGGGGAGTGGAAGTTAATCGACAATGAACACAAAATCCCGCTCTCCCGCGGTGTGGACGTGATTCGACAAGAGGTCAGACGAATCCGTACCAAGTTCTTGGAAGATGCATCTTCGTGGCAGATTGTTGAACGTATGAGACGAATCACACATTTTGTAAGAGGCATAAACTGTGCTGTCATCCACAGAGGACTCCCTAAGGTCCTTGAACGACTCGAACACATCCTTACAACCCGTCACAACCTCCCCAATCTGATTTCTGAACTCAAAGTTAAGATAGCTGCCACGAACATAAATCCAAGCAATAAACCGAAGTCCCTCGTACAATTCATATCATGGTACACCCAACATATCATCATCGCCCGACTTCCAGAGTCATTCCTGGACCATTCCAATCTGATGACTCTGGATGAATTATGCGTCCCCGTCGTCATATCAAATGATGATAAGGTCAGAAACCTATGCCATCTTTTAGCAAATCGTTCTGAATCGAGCGATAATACCGAGTGTATAACTGGTAGCATTAACACTATCAACCTTATCCGAAAAATAGAGAAGCGTAGGGCCAAACAGACTGGCTTCACCGAAGGGCGGGAACTTGTGCATCGTTATGCCAGACAAGTCGACGACCTACGTAACCAACTGAAAACCCAACCGGTGAACATAAAATTTAAAATGGATGAGCCCGATACGGAATACTTTGTCGATGATGCGTGTTCCATCTGCATGGAAGAACTGACTAACAATAATATGGTAGCCATGTCCTGCGCCCATACATTCTGCGCGAGTTGTACTGGTGAGTTTCTCAATAAGTGCGCCGGCAGGAAATGTCCGCGTTGTCGTGATGAAATATCCGAAATCCGCTTTAAAACTTCTCTACTACCCGAGCATTACAATGGTCTGGTTTCCGCACTTAACACATAAAAAACTTAACACATAAAAAAAACTTAATTACGGTCATATAGATCGGTCGCATCTCTACCAACTTAAATATTCGTGTAAATTATATAAATATTTTTAATGGTCGCCATTTCTGGATATGTATATATTTGATTCTGAGTATAGGTGTATTTGAATCAGGTTCTCTAATTGGAATAAAATAACCGGTTTGTATATAGATGAGTGAAGTGAAACGAACGAGATGTCCCAAGGGAACCCGTAAAAATAAAAGAACAGGAAAGTGTGAAAAAGACGTTACGAAAGAAATAGTGCGTTGTCCCCGAGGAACCCGTAAAAATAAACAAACAGGAAAGTGTGATAGTGTTTTAGATAATACTTGTGCGATATGTTTAGATAGGATTACTTCGTCCAATGTAAAAACGCAGTGTAAACACAATTTCCACAAGAAATGTCTGGTGGGTTGGTGTAAGAGTAACGAAAAAGGTGAATGTCCGATTTGTAGAGGAGATATAAAGGCGACTTGTAAAAAAATAATGCCCTTTGATAGCAGTGAAGTGTTCCGTTTTATTCCCAACGGAGGAGGAACGGTGAATGACGTTGACATCGAACAAGCAGAAAAAATTATGAAACACAAAGACTTTGATGTAAACGTGAGACGCCCCCATATGCTTAGTTTTATTCCCGAATTCAGTGGTAAAACGTGGAGTGTGCTAGAGTCATTGTTATTAACAAAGAATACCGTCAAATTAATCGAATATTTGTTGCAGCAACCGGGGATTGAAGTAGAAGACGAACTGGTCTGTAGAATGATAGCAGGAAATTCACGTAATATGTTAAAATTGTTTAAGAAATACAAAAAAATACCCAAGCACTTGAAAAATCTAATATAAGAATGGGTTGATTGGCGTTCAAACCAGTTTGAAAATTAGTTTGAACCAGGTTCTCTAATTGTGATAAAAGAAAACTATAATAGAATAGGGATGATGTAATAACGAATATAGTGGAGCGCGTCTAATCGACGCAAATATATATATACATTATTTTCAAACAAATACGCAATATATTCATTTATCAATATCCCACTCATTTCTCGATATCCCACTCATTTCTCGATATGTATATATTTGGTATATTGTATAATATATTGTCAGGGTAACAATATAAATGAAAAACGTTCGGTAGAACGGATGTAGCTGTCGTGGACGATTGACGGGGCGAAGTGGATTGATGGTGGGGGTGACGAGGATTGATGGTGGGGGTGACGAGGATTGATGGAATAATTATAAAATGACTTAAAAAAATAAGTGTTATTGTAAATATGTATAACGATAATGCCAAAGTCTTGCAAAACAGATGTTAGGATAGTTTCAGTGTTTAGAAAATCGAAATTAACTGATAGTGAGTTCCTACAAGAGATTCTGACTAGAGTGATGGTGAGTTCAAAGGCGTATATGTCAAAATCTACTAAACCGGAATTGTCACCGAACAAAGAAGAATGTGAAGAAGAAGGTGAGATGGTTAATGTGCGATATGTAAGTCGCGGTGATAGTGTTACGGACAATATGGGGTCCTCCGCTGTAGGTGAAATTAGTCTGTGCTGATTTGTTTTCTGCGTTGTGTAGGAACCGTGATATATAATTTTATAATACAATATTATATATACAATCTCGTTCGTATGAATACTCGTGACAATCTGTTGTGTTGTATGTTATTAGTATATTCGGTGCCAGTCATATTAGTAATATAAAAATATCAAAATAACGGTAGTATATCAAATATAATATGCGACAAAGAGAACCAAACAATAGTATTAGGTAGTATGATATTGATGGGAATATGTACGATACTATATGAAACCCATCGACAAGACCCAATCTCAATGACAATAATAATAGGGTTATTATTGGGAATATACGGAGTGATATGTGTAGAAGAATGCGACAATCTATATACTTATAGTGCGATAATCGTATTTGCAAGTATATTATGTTTCATGTATTATCATTGTAGAAGTAAAGAGAACAATGTGTTATACTATTTATTATTCATCCAATTGATATTGAGTGTATATATAATATTCGATACAGCACATTTTTTATGGTTGGAAGCGTTATTGATTGTAATATTTGCGATATTTTATCTGTACCTTCATCTGTGTAAATAAAAAAATTGAAAAAATATCTCTAATAAATTTAAATATAAGATGAACCAAACCCAAATTTATATAAAACCAAAGATGATGAAAGAATTGAATGTTCCGTTGTTTGAAACGTTGCCTGGGTTAGCACGGTACGAAATCTATAATTATATAGAGAAGGAAATGAATGTTGTGCGTAATATTCACAAAATCCCATTGTTATTCCAGCAATTTGAAAATGGATATTTCCAGGGATATATCGATATGGAGGAAATAGTGGATATATATAACATGCGATTTCCAGAGGACGAGATCTATACAATATTTAGTTCGGAAGATGTGTATCAGCGATACATATACGAACTCGGTAGTGCGAAAAAAAAATACAAGGTGTATAGTGAAGAAACAAAAAATAAATTCGCGTGTTTACGAGAAACCCCGTTAGAAAATTATTTCCGGTTCAGACATAATAAGGATGTAGAAGTAGAATTATCCGAATTATTTGGTGCGAGACAAATAAAACCATTTTGGATGAAGTCGCGTATATATCCAAAAGCCGAGGAAGAAACAAATACGTTTTTGAAAAAAATGGTGGCGATGATAAATGAGAAAGTCGAAGATACGCGTGAATATGAAAAAGTATATAATCTAATATTTGATTATGAGCTATTAAATGAAAAGATCGTGGCAGAATTAGAAACAATAGAAAGATAGTAAAATTGAATTAAACATATATGGACATGTAATATAATAATCGTATAAGAAACGCACAATGACATCACAACTTTCAAAAGACTTGACGAAGAAGCTAGATAAAAAGATAAAAAAGGAAGAGGGAATATACTTTACACCCGTATCAATTATAAAAAAAACCCTCGATCGTATATATGAAATCCCGAATATAACAATAAAAACAGTATTAGAACCCTCGTGTGGTTCCGGTGATTTCATCAAAGCACTGGACGAACGAAATGAAGAAACCGAAATAGAAATAACAGGTATAGAACAGAACAAAACAATATTTGATGAAATAGACCAAACATTAAAAAGTAGTTGTAAGAATAGCGTGAAATTATATCACAAGGATTATTTACAATGGGAAAATGAAGACGAGCAGACAGATGGATATGATTTAATCATAGGAAACCCTCCTTATTTTGTGGTAAGTAAGTCATCGGTAAGTTCCGATTACCAGGATGTAGTGGATGGAAGACCGAATATATTTATCTTATTCATCATTCATTCGTTATATAAATTGTCGGAGAATGGTATATTGGCGTTTGTGTTACCGCGAAATTTCACGAATTGTATTTATTACTCGAAGATGAGAAAATACATTTATGAAAAATACGAAATCGTGGATATATTGGATTGTAAAGAAAATGACGACTTCGCGGATACGAAGCAAGATACATTGGTGTTTATCATTCGTAAAGCGGAAGAACGCGATAATAGTCGTTTTGCTATATCGCGTAATGACGATATATACTTACATGCTCCGGAGCATGTAAAAAAGATAAATGAATTGTATAAAGGGGCAACGTCATTAGATGAAATGGGTTTCGATGTAAAGGTAGGAACAGTAGTGTGGAATCAACACAAAGAGAAACTAACTGATGATGAAACGCAAACCCGACTAATATATAGTGGTGATATAAAGGATAACCGTTTGGAACAGGCAAAGTATCGTGATGAAAAAAAGAAAAATTATATAATGAAAGAAGGACATACAGAACCAATATTGGTAATAAATCGTGGATATGGAAAAGGTCAATATGTATTTAATTATTGTTTGATAGAGGACGAAAAACCATATTTGATAGAGAATCATTTGATTTGTATAAAGCACAAACATGGATTAACAAAGAAGAAGTTACAGAATCAATATAAGAAAATAATAAAGTCATTTGAGAACAAGAAGACAATCAAATTTATAGAATTGTTCTTTGGGAATAATGCGATAAATACAACGGAAATGAGGCATGTGTTGCCGATGTATAAGTAAAAATGTAAAATGTAAAAAGAAATAAAAACGGATATAATTTGATTGGTCTATAGTATTTTTTGTTACAAGACATCAATATATCATAATATTACACCTTTGAAAATGTAAGTTCGTGTAAAAAAAAAATACTATCAAATATATATTATAGTATTTATGGATAATTTAGAAGTCGAACCGATGAAAGAACAAGAAATCTGGCGCCAAAAACAGTTGTCTATCTATTATCGTGAAGGGCGTCCCATATTTGATTACGACCATAATAAACAAAATCCTCATTCTCCGGTTGACCCATCTATACCAAAAAGAGAAGTCATATATTTTTGTGAGTTATCAATGAAACACAAAAAAAAATACACAACCAAGTTGAGAACGAGACCATTTGTGTGAATCGTTTATTTGTGAACAAACGTAAATTTCCAACGAGGATTAAATACGCACCGTGAATAGAATCGGGTAATATGCGCGAAAGTATCATATTATCCATATTCATTTGTTCGACATTAAATTTATCGTAATCCCACATGATATATATTTTGTCTTTTTGTGAAGAGCGTAGTTTGTCGGTGAGTTGTTGTTCGAATGAAAAGGTGTGTGCGTATTTGCTGTAAATATTCGTGATAAGATTGTGTGACAATGTATTTTTTTCAGATGTTTGTAGTTTGGATAACTGTTTGAGAGTGAGGAAGAATTCATCTTTCGTTTTAAAATTTTGTACGTGTTTCAAGTAGTGCGATTTATCGGGAATAGAAAGAAGTGATTGTTTTTCGGGTGTGCGATGTCTATAAATAATATTAACAATTTTATTTAGTTAAAAACAATCCGTAATAAGAATGTATATGTCAAATAAATCAAAGATTACCGTGTTTAAAAAAAAATTGAATATAAATATAGCAAATACTATAACAATAAATACTAGCATTGAAATGGAAAATAAAATACAATCTCTAATAAAAAAAAATAATTGCGTAGTTGAAGACATCAATCAATTATTTCATAACGAAGGTATTGAGTTTACACAACGATTAGAAATTGTAACTGGTTTAATCAATTATAAATTTAGATCAGTATCTCTAACATGTAAAATAGATGAAGGTTTAAAAAACAAGTTAATTGATATTTTTGAAACAATTACGTTGGATAAAAATGAATTAATTCAAAAGGTCTTTATGTTTTACGGTAATAAAACGCTTAAGGTTGAATTGGATCAGTTTTATACACCCATAACAATAGGTAGTTTTATAACTAGTTTACCTATATCTGGGAAAAAAATGATTGACCCTGCTTGCGGGACAGGTGATTTAATAGTTAATTATAACGGTGATATAACTTTATGGGATATAAGTCCTGATGTAATTAAGATTTGCGAATTCAACTATAAATTGAATAGTAAGGAATATGAAGCGGCGTGTATTAATAGCATAAAGTCATATGATAAGGATAATGAAGTTTATGAATATTGTTGTTTAAATCCACCATTTGGAAGTTCTACAGTAATTACTGATAAGGAATTATTAAATAAATATGAGTTAGGTCGTAATAAATCAAAAGAAGAGATTGGTATTTTGTTTATTGAACGATCTATGAATCTATTAAAAGACGATGGTGTAGCATTTATAATATTACCAAATGGATATTTGGGAAATTCGTCAAAAAATGCAAAACAATTACGAGCATATTTATTATCATATAGAATAATATCTATCATTGAATTACCAAGCAATACATTTTCTAGAAGTGGAACAGGGGTTTCAACCAGTATGATAATTATACAAAAGCGGAAAATGACAATGCCATACAATATATTTATTAAGAAAATTAATAATATTGGTTATACCCTCAATAAAAAAAACACTCCATACAAATATAAGACATCTAATGGTAATTATATTTTAAAAGATGGAAAACCCATTCTTGATAATGATTTAGTTGATTGTTTTAATGAAATACAACATTTCATTACTAAAGAAAAGATAACAAATTTATCAAACGACTCTTGTGATGAGACCGGAAGCTCAACTATTGATATTGTAAATACAAATGACTTACATAGTGATATTTTAGACATTAATCGTTATTTATCAACTTATACTAATACAGTTAGTAATTATGTATCCACGAATAGTATGAGTATTAAAAATTATATTGCCCCAAATAAAAGTGGTAAATTTGAGATTATTAAAGACAAAGAATATATTTATCTTGATATAAAGCAGATTACATCGCCGATTTATAGTAAAAGTAATCTCATGTATGGTTACGAGTTACCAGGAAGAGCAAAAATAATGTTGAGAAAGCACGACATAATTGTTTCTAAGCTTAAAGGAAAAATATCATTTACGATGATATTAGACGAGGTAGATAATATTATTTGCACAAATGGATTTACATTATTAAGACCAATTGATTATAAAAGTGCTATTGTGATATTTGCAAATTTATTTAGTGATGAATTTAAGATTCAACATAACTCTTTATGTACTGGTAGTATAATGGCTGGTATTTCAGAAACGGATATAAAAAATATGTACATTAATAACAATCTAAATTTATCTAAGTATGAAACAGTGGTTAATGCGCTTGAAACTATCAATTCTGAACTATAGTAGTTTAAGCACCCTTTCATAAGTTTCACTATCGATATTTCCGTGTACCCACAGTAAGTGAAGACCATCACGCTTTCTATCGGTTTCTGAGTAACCACCTTGACGCCGATTACATTCACCATGCCCCCAATACATATTTCTAGCTAGGAATCTGTCGTTTGGGTCTCTGTGACAAATTTCAATAAAATTATCGCATGATTTATATTCTGAACAATACTCCTCAATATTGATTTTTTTATCACAATATTTGCAACAATGGTCTATTTTGTGGATAAATGGCAGGATTTTTTTCATTTCTTCAAACGATACATCATCAATTCCGTCAAAATTCACGATTTGGTTGATCAGTTCTTCCATAGTTATAATCAATTCAGATGGAAGACAAAAGTCTTTTGGACGAATACCCAATGGGGCTGGGTAGGAAGGTGATTTTTTATATTCTTCGTGTGTAATATCTATGGGTGGACAACATCTACTATTTCTGTTGAAAATTGGATTTGCGAATCGTTTATGCGATGTAAGTGTGATTTCTCCTTTTTTATATTTATCGTAATCACTAATAGTAATATAAGGGCCTCCTTGTGATACAATCAACTGGGATATTTTATCTTGTAAAATTTTTATTACACGAGGATCTATATTTTTGTTCTTAATAATTTGTTTTATTTTTTTTTCTAGCGATGTTACGAGTTCTCGTGCACCAAATTCGGTTATATGAATGAGAACTGTATAACTATCTAGATGTAAGTAGCCGTCACTGTCTGGGTTAATTTCCGTAAACTCTATATCAAACTCTTTGTGACTAATCGTAAAATTCCTACTAATTGCACTAGTAAGTGAATTTAAAGTAACGGTTTCGCTATCTTGTTTAATAATTTTACAAGCAGCTCCTTCAATCTGAAGATATTCTGTTTTTTTTGATACCCCTTTTTTGGTTTCGAACTTGCGTAGGGCCGTACGCTTGGGGACGCTATATTTTTGCTGACTTAACATGATGATTCTGTATTATAATGGTTATTCTATTTATTTGTATTCAATTTTTGTGTAATTCAATTTTTGTGTAATTCATTTTTTGTGTAATTCATTTTTTTGTGTAATTCATTTTTTGTTGTATATATTATATTTTCTGAATGAGAACCCCTTTCTGATTAGCGAGGTGTGCGACTAATTCGTCATTATTATACTCTTCAATATAGAAGATATGTGTAATACCAGACGCCAATAGCAACCGAATGCAAGTA